GGCGGTGGTTTTGTTTTGACGGTAACCGGCGTTACCAACTCCACTGGTACAACTTGGCTTGGTGATAACTTTGACACCGCCCTATTCAATGGAACTATGATTGAGGCTATCCGGTTCATGAAGGGTGATCCTGATCTTGTGCAGCTTTACCAACAGCAATTTACGCAATCGTTGGCCCTGCTCAAGAACCTGGGGGATGGCAAGCAGCGTATGGATGCTTATCGGGATGGTCAGGTTAGGAATCCGGTGGTTTAAATGGCTATCCTCCAGACCGCTACCGATGTTTTTAAAACGGGCCTTTTGAAAGGGGATTTTGACTTCGATGTCAACTCTTTCTACATCGCCTTGTACACCGCCAACGCTGTACTGGACGCTTCAACGACGGCATACACTCCAACCGGGGAGGTTGTAGCTGCTGGTTATGCGCCAGTTTTGCTTACCATTTCAACAACCCCCGTATCTACCAATGGGGTATCGTACATATCGTTTAACAACGTCACTTGGAATTCTGCTTTGACGGCTCGTGGGGCTTTGATCTACAAGCCAGGAGCCAATGGCGCTGTCTGTGTACTCGATTTTGGGTCTGATAAAACATCGACCGCAACCTTTCAGGTGCAGTTCCCCGCTGCAACCAACAACTCCGCAATCATCCGCATCTCTTAAGGAGCCATCATGTCAAACGAACTTTCAAACTTTGGTGATCACGCAGAAGTGACCATGCAATCCAATGTGGCTGGCTCTGAGTCGGTTGGCATTGAAGGCTACTACCATGTTGTTTGCCGCGATGCTGATGGCAACATCAAGTGGGAAGACGAGTTCCCCAACTTGGTCAATGCTGTGGGCAAGCAGTTGATGCTGGACACCCTGCTTCGCACTTCTGGCACCTACACCACTGTTGGCCCGTTCCTGGGCCTGATTTCTGGTGCTAGCCCGACCTTTGCCGCCGCTGACACCATGACCTCTCATGGCGGATGGACTGAGTTCATCAACTACACCGTTGGTGGTTCGGCCATTCGCGGCACGGCTGTATTTACTGCTTCTACATCGACTGGAACTACGCCGTCTAATGTGACTACTTGCGCTGCTGCGGCTATCACCTACACCATCACTGGTGCGGGCGGCACGGTTGGTGGCTGCTTCTTGGTAACCGGATCGGGCGCGGTCAGTACACAAAACAGCACCGCAGGCACTCTGTACAGCGCAGGCGCATTTGCCACTGCCAAGGTCACCACCGCAGGCGACACCGTAAGCGTTACCTACAGCACCACCGCAACGAGTTGAGTCCTTTGGGGGTCATGTGTTTTACACCTACGCCCATTACACCCCAAAGGGGGAGTTGTTTTATATTGGCAAGGGCCGTAGGCCGAACCGTGCTTATAACTTCTTCAACAGAAATGTGTTTTGGAACCGAATTGTTGAAAAGCACGGTCCTCCTACTGTGGAAATATTGGCTAAATGGAAAACTGAAAGCGAAGCCTTTGAGCATGAGAAGTTTTTAATCTCATGCTTTCGCTCCATTGGGGTGCGGCTGTGCAATCTGACTGATGGCGGCGAAGGTCAAGCAGGACGAACGCCATGGAATAAAGGCATCCCTTGTTCTTTTAGTGTTAAAGAAAAAATTAGCGCGGCACGGGCAGGTATTCCGGCGCACAATAAGGGCAAACCTTTGACAAAAGAAACTAAAGAAAAGCTACGAAATGGGATGCTTGGCAGAACATCCTGGAGCAAGGGTAAGTCCTTTACAGAGACACATCGTGAAAAAATCAGCCGGTTAAAAACCGGCAACCTTAACTGTCTTCGGTATCGGATAGTTGGCACTAATGTGGAGACCGGAGAAATGCAAGTGTTTGTTGGAGCAAAGGCCCTACGTGCCGCTGGATTTGCACATAATGCCGTGTACCTGTGTATAGCGGGAAAGCGCAAGACGCACAAGCGCCATACATGGCATAAAGAACCTCTGGAGGTTGCGTAATGGCTCTGGTCCTTGCAAACCGTGTCCAGGAAACTGGCACGGCGAATACCACTGTAAGCTTCACTCTTACGGGCGCGGTGCCGGGGTTCCAATCGTTTGCCGTTATTGGCAATACAAACACTACCTACTACTCGGCCACTGACGCTTCTGGCAATTGGGAGGTGGGCGTTGGCACATACTCCACAACTGGGCCGACGCTGGACCGCACTACGGTCTACGCTTCCAGCAACTCTGGCAGCGCGGTGACCTTCTCGGGCGCTGTAAACGTCTTTGTGACGTACCCGTCTGGCCGGTCAGTTAATTTAAATGAAACCGGCAATGTCTCTGCGCTGGGCACAGTATCCTCTGGCACATGGCAGGGATCGACTATTGGTGTGGCTTATGGTGGCACGGGTGTAACGGCTTCTTCCGGGGCCAACTCGGTTGTGCTGCGTGATGCCAATGAAAACATCACAGTAAACCGCATTAATCAAGGTCTACAAAACACTACCGCTTCTGGCGGCACAACGACGCTGACGGCGGCGTCAGACTTTAATCAGTTGTTGACGGGCACTGGAAACCATACATTCAGGTTGCCTGATGCAACCACACTGACCGACACCACTGCGTTTCAGTTCAACAACGCCGCCACCGGAACGCTGACCATCCAGAACAATGCTAGCACAACTATTGGCACTGTTACGACGGGCGGGGCGGCTAATGCAGTTCTCATATCAAATGCCACTGTTGGTGGCACATGGGAAATCCACGGTTACTTGCCTGAAGGTGTCACATGGGGCACCAACGCTCTTGATTTGGGCACAACCGTTATTTCAAACGGCACATGGCAAGGTGGCACGATTCAGCCTGCTTACGGCGGCACCGGCCTGACCACATTTACCGGCGCAAACAACGCCCTGTACTCCACAGGCGCATCTACTCTTGTAGCTGGCACCCTGCCTGTTGCAGCGGGCGGTACGGGCACAACCACCCCTAATTTGGTAGCCGGTACCAATGTGACCATTACCGGCACTTGGCCCAACCAGACCATTAACGCTTCTGGTGGTGGCGGTGGCTCTTCACCCATCCCTAAACTACAATCTTGGTCTATTGGAGCAATGTAAATGGCACAAAACACAAACCCTATTTTTCCGCTAATCCCTGAAGTTACATGGGTAAGCGGTGTAGCAGCTAACGCAGCGACTCCCGGCGTGACGGCCAACACCACAACAGACCTGACCAGCGGCACGATTTACGGCCCGATCTTTACGGCTGGCCCGGTAGAAGGCTCACGGCTTGATTTTATTAAGGTTAGGGCGCTTGGCAGTAACGTGCAAACTGTTATCCGCATCTGGATTAACAATGGTGCGGCTACAACCACAGCAACAAACAATACGCTATTTTTAGATAGAACTTTGTTTTCAACTACTGTTTCTCAAACAACCGAGTTGGTTGACACCTCCCTGTCGCTTAATATCAGCCTTCCTGCTGGTTATCGTGTGTATGCAACCTTTGGCACAGCAGTGGCGGCAGGTTTCCACTTAACTGCTGTTGGCGGGGATTACTAATGTTTACCGGGTTTGCTTCTGAAAATACTCCGGCTTTTCAGGTCTGGGATTTGTCAAACACCTATTCTGGCGCGCCACGACTTGTTTTGCAAGATGATTGCGCCCCCATTCAAATTATAAAAACTGGAGGTTCCAGCTCTCAGGTGCAACTTTTTTTATCAACTTCTCCAGTAGAGGGAAGAACAATAAAAATTGTTAACTGCCGATACGGTTCGGAAAGTCAAATAATCAACGTATTTTCTTCCGACACAACGCAGCAGTCTAATCCTGTTTTTGCAATTGGGCCGGGTCAATATATAGAAACGTGTTTTATTTCTAGTATGAGGAGTTTTGGTCAAATTGGAGGTGTTCTAGCTTCTGGTTGGGTTACGATAAACCAAGCCTCCTCATCAAATTCCAACGCTTATGGGGTTGTTGTTGGTGGCTTGTCTAATAGGGCTGTCTCACAATATTCTGGGGTTGTGGCAGGCAATGGAAACTCTGCATCAGGAACACGCGCTGGTGTTCTGGGAGGTATAGGCAACACATCGGGCGGCACTGATTCGGGTGTTGTTGGAGGAAACAGCAATTTTATTACAGGTGATCGTGCTGCTTCTTTAGGCGGTCAAAGTAACCAAGCAGGCAATACAAACGCTGCTGTTGTTGGTGGTCAAAACAACAATGCAGATGGCATAAACAGTGTAGTTATTGGCGGTGCTGGCGGCGCAGCAAGGTCTATTACTGGAAATTTTGTTACGCCTGCAAGTAATGGCCCTATTTCGTCATCAGGTGGTAGACATCAACTTGCAACACTTTTACTGGCGCGGCAAACTACAGATGCAACTGCAACAGTTTTGACAAGCAATAACTCTGGCGGCGGGACAACCAACCAAGTAATCCTACCCAACAACAGCGCCTATACATTCCAAGGAACTTGCATCGCCAACGTAACTGGTGGCGGCACTACATCAGGCTGGAAGTTTGAAGGCGTAATTAAGCGCGGCGCTAGCGCTGCGTCGACTGCTCTTGTGGCCGCAGTTACGCCAACTGTTATTGCCCAAGATGTTGCCGCTGCTACTTGGGTTTTGGCAATTACTGCTGACACAACAAACGGCGGTATTGCTGTGACTGTCACCGGTGCGGCGGCAACCACAATCCGCTGGGTAGCAAAAATTGACACTACTGAGGTGACCTTCTAATGGCTCTGAAAATCTCCATCCAAAACAGTAACGTAGGCGTACCGTTTACGGAGGCTTACGCCCGTATCACCAACATTTTTGGCAACAAAGATCAGGTGCAGTACCAAGTCAGTGTCAGCGCCAATGCAGATGCCCGACAAGCAAACGCGCAGGAAGTGGCGTCACATGCCTTCTATTGCGCTACCCCGCAGGGCAACTTGATGGACGGCCTGTACGCTGATCTGAAGCTGCAAGCTGGTTTTGAGAATGCAGAAGACTGCTAAATGCCTATCCCACTGAACCACGTAGGCGCGGGGGTCGTAACTCTTGCCTCCCCCACCAGCGGCAACTAATGAACAAACCTGTCGCTGGGTTAAAGTTTAAATAAAATGTTCGGCACATCAAGCTTTGCCCAGACACCTTTTGCTTCCCTTGCGGGTACGGCGAATGCGTTGTTCATCGTGGAGGGCATTCAGCTTGGGGACGCCAACACCGTGCTATCAGGTTTCCTGATAAGCCAGACAGAACCGTTCACAGTAGACGAGGTTGATGCCACAGCGGGTGATTTTTTTGGCAGCGTAATTGAGAACCTGAGCATTGCTGACACCCCCGCAGTGCTGGCTGGGTTCTTGGCTTCTGTGGCGGAAAACTCTTTTCCTGCTGACGCCCCGGCCATTGCGGCCCAGTTTGCTCAGTCCATTGCGGAAAACAGTACGCTAGCTGACGCCCAAGAAGTTTACGCAGAGTTCCTGCAAAGCCGCGTGGAAGGCTTTACGCTGGCCGATTTCAACACCCAACAGTCAGCGTTTGTCCAGTCAATTGCGGAAGACAGCCAGATGGCCGATGTGCCCACAATTGCGGCACAGTTTGCTCAGTTGGTATCAGAAGGTATCACCCTGGCTGATGAGCAGACCATCCTGGCACAGTTTGTTCAGGCAATCACCGAAGGCACCACAGTAGCAGACCTTAGCTCAATCATCAGATTGTTTTTCCTGTCTGTTACTGAAAATTTGAACAGCGCAGATGCCAACACCCAGCAGTCAGCGTTTGTGCAGTCGATTGTTGAAAACAGCCATATGGCTGATGCGCCCACCATTCTTGCTCAGTTTGCTCAGTCGGTATCTGAAGGATTCACCCTGGCTGACGTACCCACAATCGCGGCCCAGTTTGTTCAGGCAATCACAGAGGGCACCACAGTAGCAGACCTGAGTTCAATCATTCGGGTGTTCTTTGAAACAGTCACAGAGAACCTGAACAGCGCCGATGCCAACACGGCCATACTGGGTTTTGTTCTTTCAATCACAGAAAACCTCAACAGTGCTGATGCCAACACAGTGCTGGCAGCTTTCCAGGCTGTAATCATCGAGAACACCGCGCTGGCAGACAGGTTTGATGTATCGGGCTGGATTAAAATCATTGATGATCAGATTGCCGCCTGGGCTTCTGTAAACGATGGGCAAGCACCGGGATGGGTGGGTGTAGACGGAGCGCAAACATCTGCATGGGCCAATGTAAACGGCAACCAGACGCCTGGATGGTCGGGAATAGATGACAGCCAGCTTTCGGGCTGGCAAAATGTGAACAACATGCAATGAGTGCCCCGGCACAGGAGATTTAAATGGCAGCAACACCTCTTCTTGGTCTATCTCTTCCGGCGGATGGCACCACCAACTGGGGCACCCTGGTCAACACCAGCATCACTGCCCTGCTTGATTCGGCTATAGCAGGCACTACCACGCTATCTTCTGATGCGGATGTAACTCTGACAACCACCACGGAGGCCGCCAATCAGGCAAGGCAGGCGGTATTGCTATGCACTGGATCGAGGGCAGCTATTAGGACTATTACTGCCCCGGCACAGAGCAAGACCTATGTGATCATCAACGCCACAACCGGCGGGTTTGGAGTAAAGATTGTTGGTGTAGGTCCAACCACAGGTGTTACTGTCCCCAGCGGCAGGGCTTACATGGTAGCCTGGAACGGCAGTGATTTTGTCATTACCGGGATTACCACAGTAAATCTTGCAACGGATGTCACTGGAGTTTTGCCATCAGCCAACGGCGGCACCGGAGTCAACAACGGCTCTAGCACCCTTACGATAGCGGGCAACGTCACACATTCCGGTGCTTTTACGCAGGCATTTGCAGCAACAGGAAACACCTCTGTTACGCTGCCGACCGCAGGCACCCTGGCTACTCTGGCAGGTGCTGAGACGCTGACCAATAAAACAATCAGCGGGTCAAGCAACACGCTCTCCAACATCGCCAACGCAAGCTTGACAAACAGTGCGGTCACCATCAACGGCAACAGCGTTTCGTTGGGCGGCTCTACCACCATTACTGCGGCCAGCCCCAATGCACTGACCATAAGCACGGGCTTGTCAGGCACCAGCTACAACGGCTCGTCGGCAGTGACTATCGCTATCGACTCCACAGTCGCCACCCTTACGGACGTTCAGACACTGACCAATAAGACGTTGACCAGCCCGATACTGACGACCCCTGCTCTTGGCACTCCGTCCTCTGGCACCCTGACTAACTGTACTGGCCTGCCCAATGGTGGGCTGGTAAATAGCGCAATCACCATTAACGGTAACAGTGTGTCTTTGGGCGGCTCCACGACAGTAACGGCTACAGCATCTAACGCGCTGACCATCGGTACTGGCCTATCCGGGGGCAGCTACAACGGTAGTTCTGCGGTAACGATTGCCATCGACTCCACCGTTGCTACGCTGACCGACACTCAAACACTGACCAACAAGACTATCAATGGGTCAAGCAACACGCTCACAAACATTAGCTTGACCTCCAGCGTCACAGGTACGTTGCCTACCACGAACGGTGGCACGGGCCTGACCAGCTTCACCGCAAATGGCGTGGTCTATGCCTCGTCAAGCAGTGCTCTGACCACTGGGTCTGCGCTGACGTTTGATGGGACGAACTTAGGTGTTGCAAACGGGTCAGTTACTGCTGGTAATTCTGCGGTTGTGTTGACGGGACGATTTTCAAGCGTATTTCCAACTAGCGGTGCAGGATATTTTCAACTCCAAACCAACAATGTTGACGGGGCAAACGGTGGATTTAGCTTGTTTACAAATAGCGCAGGCACGCTGCGTTTAAGTTATCAAGCAGCAGAACTTCTGGGTAGTTCGTTTCACGCTTGGAACGCAAACGGCTCCGAACAAATGCGCCTGACCAGCACAGGGCTGGGCATTGGGACGAGTTCTCCTTCTTATAAGTTGGATGTTTCTGGTTCTGTTATTCGCTTGAATAATTCAGGATCAACTGCTGATATTTTTCTAACTGATTCCGGAACTACAAACGGTCATGTCCGTCTTCGTGGCGAATCAAACGCCATGAAATTCATTACTGGTAATGGTATTTCAGCCACCCTCGACTCCTCCGGCAACCTGGGTATAGGGACGAGTTCGCCGGGGGTGAAACTTGATGTTTCTGGGCAAGGACGGGTAACTGAATCTGGAACTGGCTCCGGTGATGGAGGGTTCATTTCTAACACGGGGTCTACAAATGGTAATGCAGGTTTGCTGTTCCAAACAAACAGCACTTCTCGTTGGAATTTGACAACCCAAGGAACGAACGGAGCAAATCTTCGAATTTACAACTACACACTTGGCTCGACTGTCGCTACGTTCGACTCCAGTGGTAATTTAGTGATTGGTGACACATCTGCCTCTTATCGACTTGATGTTAAGGGCGGCACAGGTAATGGTATTGCCTATCGGGATGGCACTGTATCCAACTACCTCGGAACCACGGGTTCAAACCTTGGTTATTTGGGTACGTTGACTAATCATCCTGTTGCTTTTTTGACAAACGCCACCGAACGCGCCCGCATCGACTCCAGTGGGAATTTGCTGGTGGGGACGACGAGTAACGGCGGCGCTGGTGGATTTAGCATTGCGCCCAATAACTCCGCAGGCGCTCCGACTGTTCTTTGGGACAGAACCACAACGACATCAACGTCAACGGCGGCTCAGTTTAGAAATGGCGGTACTGCTGTTGGAGAGATTACCTACACCAACACTGCCACAGCCTACGTCACCTCCTCCGACTACCGCCTGAAAGAAGACATCCAGCCTATGACTGGTGCTTTGGCTAAGGTCGCTGCGTTCAATCCCGTGACCTACAAGTGGAAGGTGGATAGCTCTGACGGTGAAGGCTTCATTGCTCACGAACTTGCTGAAGTTGTGCCTCAGTGCGTGACAGGCCAGAAGGATGCAGTGGATGCTGAAGGCAAGCCTGTCTACCAAGGCATCGACACCAGCTTTTTGGTGGCAACTCTGACCGCTGCAATCCAAGAGCAGCAAGCCCTTATCGAATCTTTGACCGCCCGTGTGGCACAACTTGAAGGAAAGTAAACCATGACCACCCTGACACAAGAAGAGGCGCATCGCCTGTTTGAGTACAGGGATGGTGTGCTGTATTGGAAAGAGATGGCAACCAATCGCACTGGCAATCTAGTTGGTGATGTTGCTGGCTACATTCACAAGCACGGTTACAGAATTATTAGCGTACATGGCTATCAATACAAAGCGCACCGTCTGATGTTTTTGTACCATCATGGTTATATGCCAGAGTTTGTTGACCACATCAATGGCATAAAAGATGATAATCGTATTGAAAATCTTAGAGCCGCAACAAAATCCCAAAACAACCAAAACAGGGTGGCTCAGAAAAACAATACGTTTGGCATAAAAGGCGTAAGCAAATTAAAAAACTCACCAAATTGGCGGTGTAGGATTTCTTACAACAACAAACTACATGAGCTTGGTGGTTTCAAATCCAAAGAGCTTGCAACAGAATTTATAGAATTGTGGCGTGAGATGGCTCACGGCATTTTTGCAAATCATGGCTTGAAAGGAGCTTGAAATGTCAAAAGTTATCACTTGGGTTGTGAGTGCGCTTGATTGTTATCCGCGCTCACAAGGAAATGCTGATGTTGTAATAAATGTTCATTGGTCATGCAACGGAACACAAGAGCAAGATGAGATTGTTTACAACGCATCCGTGTATAGCACTTGTGCTGTGGCATACAGTGGTAGTGAGCCATTTGTTCCGTACGATCAACTTACCGAACAAACTGTGCTTGGCTGGATCTGGGCCAACGGCGTGGATCAAGCAGCCACAGAAGCCGCTGTGCAGCAGCAACTGAACAATCAGATCAACCCCCCTGTGGTTACGCCTCCCCTTCCTTGGAGCCAAGCATGAACGATCAAAAAATTGAACTGACACTGCCACTTGTTAACGCTATCCTGCAATACCTGGGCACCCGCCCGTTTGTGGAAGTTGCCGGTTTGATCAACGAAATTCAGAAGCAGGCTGCTGCCCAAGGGGAGGCACCTGTTGAGCAGCCCAAAGCGGAAGACTGACGTAGCGTCGGAGCTAATGAAATGATCGACCCAATCACCGCCCTTGCAGCCGTTTCGTCGGCAGTAAATCTTGTAAAGAAGGCTGTTGCCACCGTACAAGATGTGCAGAGCCTGGGGCCGGTGCTTGGAAAATACTTTGATGCCAAGGCCCAGGCCATCGAGGTGGTTGAGAAATCAAAGAGCGGTGACTTTAAAGGATCTGCTCTGGGCAAGGCGCTTGAGCTTGAGATGGCGCTTGAGCAGGCCAGGGAGTTTGAAGAGCAGGTCAAGATGTTGTTCTTCCAGAGCAACAAAATGGATGTCTGGCAAAAAATCACCATCCGCGCCCAGCATATGGAAGTTGAAGCGGCTCATGCTGCCAGACGCAAGAAAGAAGCAGATAAGAAACGCGCCGAGGAAATGGAAGAGATAATCACCCTGGTTGTTGGCGGCGTCGTTGCTATTGCCTCTGCTGGTGTGATTGCCTGGGTCGTGATACAGATCGTTACTGGGCAAGTGCGATGACCGAGAAGCTCAACGCCAACACCACCCTTGACAAAGTTCTTGGGTATGTGGATTCGCCGTTTAAACTCTTTGCGGTGATCCTGATGGCGGTGATTGCGTTTGCTGGCTATGCCTTGTACGAGAGCCAGGACTTTATCCGCGATGCATACAAAGAGTCCAAGAAGCTGCCTGAAATAAACACAGCGCGGGTGGAGGACACTTCTGCAATGTTGTTTAAGCAGACCGGCGCAACGGTTGTAGCCATATTCAAGGTCAATCCGCTTTTCAACTCTCGGACGTTGTATCGCGCTTACACCAAAGAGGGCCGGGACAAGAGCATTGAAGACATTGACGTTGGGCTGTTCACGCAAAACGCATCCAACAATGCCGATGTCGTCAAGCTGATGACGAATGAGATTCCTTGCGGCGAATACCGCTACGCGCAGTCTGAGGTCGGGCTTTGGTACATACAGAACGGGGTGGCGTTCACTTGCCGGGTCAGTGTGCCACCTGACTTCAACAGGTTTGTCGGTCAGGTTACTGTCGGTTGGACGGAGCCACCTAAAAACCTAGAGCAGACAAAATTCATGCTGGAGATTGCCAGCGCAATGTTAACTAAAAGGGGTGGGTAATGCTTTCACTAATTTCGACTCTCGGCGGCCTGCTGATCAGCGGCCTGCCCAAGCTGCTTGAGTTCTTCCAGAACAAGGCAGACCAAAAACATGAGCTTGCCTTGGCGCGACTCCAGAACGAGCGGGAGCTTGCTCTCGCCGCTCAGGGATACGCCGCCCAGCAGAAGATCGAGGAAATCCGCACTGATCAGGTCGCAATGCAGACCGAGGCGCAGATGACCGAGGCTGCGCTCAAGCACGACGAGCAGGTGCTTGATAAGGCCCACAAGTGGGTCGCGTCCTACGTCGGCACCGTGCGCCCGACAGTGACCTACATCTTCGTGATTGAGCTTGTGCTGATCAACGCCTTCATGGCGGTGTACCTGTGGAATCATCCCGGCCTGATCACCAGCATCGACGATGTGGTCAAGTACTCTGGCCTGATCTTCTCCAGTGACGAGATGGCAATGCTGGGCGGTATCATTGGCTTCTGGTTCGGTTCTCGTCAGTGGAGCAAGAAGTGAAACTAAGCAAGGCCGCCGCTGCGATGATGCACAAGTACGAGGGGTACAGAAACCGCCCGTATTTGTGCCCAGCGCACATGTGGACTATAGGATACGGCCATGTGCTGTACCAAGACCAGATTCGCCTGCCGATGGCACGAGTGGACAAGCCTGTGCTGATGATCCGAAAAGAAATGCCGTTACGACCGGAGGACAATCGTGTCTGGACCAAGCAAGAAACTGATGATCTATTCGACGCTGACATTGCATCTTTTGAACGCGGTGTTCTTCGTCTTGTTCCCGGCGTTGTTGGGCATCAAGGCCGCTTTGACGCTCTGGTCTCTTTTGCATACAACGTAGGGCTGGGCAATCTCCAGCGCAGCACGGTGCGGATCAAGGCAAACCGTGGAGAGTGGGAAGGGGCGGCAGACGCCTTATTGCTTTGGAACAAGGCCGGGGGTAAAGTGTTTGTAGGGCTGGACAGGCGTCGGAAAGACGAACGCGCTTTATTTCTGTCGTAGGATTACTATGCCGCTTAAAAAACTTACCCTTCGCCCCGGCGTAAACAGGGAAAACACCCGATACACCAGTGAGCAGGGTTGGTATGAGGGTGACAAGATACGTTTCCGCCAGGGTACTCCCGAAAAGATCGGGGGCTGGACCCGCATATCCTTAAGTTTTTTTAAGGGCATCTGCCGTTCACTTTGGGCCTGGATAAATGCGGCCTCTACCTACATAGGTGTTGGTACTAATCTGAAGTTTTATATTGAGCGTGGTGGGGAGTACAACGACATCACGCCCATCCGGGCAACAGTCACGCTGACAAACCCGTTTACATGGCTATCTGCCACCACGTTTCAGGTTACTGATGCGGCAGGCGGCTACATTGCCAATGACTTTGTAACCTTCAGCGGTGCAACGGCAACGGGAGGGATTACCCTTAACGGCGAGTACCAGATCGTCAGTGCCACCACAACCACCTACGTTGTATCGACCATTCAAGATGTGACGATGGCTACAGACTACCAGACATTTACTGGAGTCTCATCGCTGGCAAACGGTGTAGCAGTCACGCTTGCAACATCAAGCGCAGGCAGTTCTTTGCCAGGGGGATTTACAGAAGGTACAACTTACTATGTTGTGAACACTTCAAGCAATACGTTTAAATTGGCTGCTGCTCCGGCGGGTACGGCTATAACGGCAACTACCCTGCCTGGAGGCGTCATAAATGCAACCCCTCAGTTTACTGGCAGCTTTACAGGCGCGGGTGGAACTGTTACTGCTGTCTATCAAATTAACACTGGCTATGAGATACAGGTTCAATCGTCAGGATGGGGCGGTGGTGGATGGGGTCTTGGAGCATGGGGAACCGGCTCAACCAATCTAATAACTTTAAGAGTTTGGAGCCAAGCAAATCTTGGTGCAGATCTGGTGTTTGGTTATGTTGGTGGCCCAATCTATTACTGGGAGGCATCAGGTGGTTTAACCACAAGGGGCGTGTTGTTAAGCTCTCTGGGCGGGACGATTACCACAACTGTTACCGGCAGCCCTTCCACTTTTGTTCTTCAGTATCCATACCCCAATGGTACTGGCATCCAAGTAAATTTCACGACGGGTGGCTCTCTGCCAACTGGATTGGCGCTTGGAACAACCTATTACATTCAAAATATATCTGGCCTGACCTGTAACTTGTCTACGGACATTGGCGGTGCTTCATTAGTTGCCGTGTCTACCACGGGATCTGGCGTTTTTATATCAAACCTAACAGATGTTCCTGTTGTTCAAAACTGGCTATTCATCTCTGATGCCTTCAAGTTTTTGTTTGCATTCGGGGCAAATGATTACGGCTCTGTAACCCAGAATCCAATGCTGATTCGGTGGTCGGATCAGGAGTCCGTAACAAATTGGTATCCGCAGGCAACCAATCAGGCTGGAAGCTTGACGCTGTCTCACGGGTCAAAGATCGTAACTGCCATGCAGGCCCGGCAGGAGATATTGGTTTGGACAGATTCATCTCTGTACTCCTTGCAGTACTTGCAACCTCCAATAGTTTGGGGTTCTCAGCTTCTTGGTGACAACCTATCCATCATTGGGCCAAACGCTGCTAGTTACACTGGTGGTATGGCGTTTTGGATGGGGGTTGATAAGTTCTATGTGTACGATGGCCGGACACAGACTTTGTCATGCGACCTCAGGCAGTTTGTCTTTAATGATTCAGGCACAAGGGTCAATTTAAACCAAACACAGCAGGTGTTTTGCAGCACCAACGAAGGTTTCAACGAGGTGTGGTGGTTCTATCCATCTCAAGGTTCTACGGTGATTGATACCTACGTTGTTTACAACTACCTTGAGAAGATCTGGTACTACGGTTTCCTAGGCAGGACGGCGTGGCTGGATAGCGGTTTGTTGTCAAACCCATTAGCAGCAACTTACAGCAATAACATCGTCAACCATGAAGTGGGTGTAAACGACAGCACCCTAAGCACACCGCTGCCTATTGAGGCTTACATTTCATCTGCTGAGTTTGATATTGATGACGGCTACAAGGTAGGATTCGTGTGGCGGATTTTGCCGGATATAACCTTCCGGGGATCAACAGCAAACAACCCGTCGGTGGTCATGACCCTGCGCCCCATGCAGAACTCTGGCTCTGGTTACAACGATCCAGAATCGCTAGGGGGAGTTAGCAATGCTTCCGTAACAAGGACGGCTACGTTGCCAATTGAACAGTTTACGGGCCAAATTAACACTCGCGTCAGGGGCAGGCAACTTGTCATGGAAATTAGGTCAACGGATCTGGACGTGCAGTGGCAGCTTGGTTCACCCCGACTCGAAATTCGCCCTGATGGCCGTAGATAAATGTACAAGGTACAAAACAACATGTATTGGGGTGCTACACCATGCTTGTAACATCAGAATATGAGATTGCAAGGATTGCAGCTCCTAGCTTGCCAGTACCGCCGGTGGAGTATTCCTACGTCTATGGGGAACAGCTAAACAACGTCCTTCGCCTATATTTCAACCGCCTCAACAGTATTGCAGGGCAGCTTGCAACTTCTGGAGTTATTCCAGCGCTAACAAACTATACCGTTGCAAAACTTCCCAGTGCTGCAACATCAGGTGTAGGAGCAAGATCTTTTGTTACTGATGCAACTGCTCCCACGTTTGGATCTACGGTAGCTGGTGGTGGCGCTGTAGCCACGCCTGTGTACTCAGACGGAACAAACTGGAAAGTTGGTTGACATGGCTATTAAAAGAATAGAAGTGCCGGTTAGGTGGGAAACCCAAGGGGATGAAGATCTTCCCCCTAATGTCTATTGGGTAAGCGACAAGTACGATGGACCGTATGGCGGGAATTTTAATTCTAAAGAGCAGGCGCTAGCATACGAAAAGTACAAAGGCAAGCCAGATCAAATTCCTGGGCTGAGAGAGGCTGCTTACAACGCCTCCAAATTCCAATATTTTGCAAATCAAAATCCATACCACGACACCGAAACAGGTAACACAAGCTACTGGGGCGGGCAATGGATTGAAGATAACGACCCAGCAAAGTATCAGGAGTATATTGACCGCGCAATGAACAGCCCATTAGACTGGGTCGGTCAAAACATTAATTGGAGTGGCATAGGCCACGGGGGAGATTTCTCTGCCCTTGACAAACAAGTTCAATTTCTCAAGGACAACAAGTACGACATTGACTACCACGCAAGCACGGGTAGTCTAGATAAAAACGCATTAAATCAATACAACCTTACCAAGCAGATTCTTGATCAGGGCACTACTGGCAAATGGTCTGGCGCTGGCTTTGGCAGCCCTACTGAAAACGCCAAACAGATGGCGCGTGTTTTAAGCTCGGCTGGTATTGAAGACATTAAAGACTTTGGGCAGTTTAAGGAAAAAACATACGCAGATTATCCGGTTCAGCAGGAGATGGTAAACCAAGGTAATGACATGGTCACCCCGACAGGCCGGTATTATTACTTTGGTGAGAACGGTAATGTATATGTAGACCCAAATACCGTAACTCAATCACAGTATTACGACCCGGAAGTTGGTTACACGGTCGGCTATGTTGCCAAAAATATCCCAACAGGTGAGCGTACTGTTTACGGCAATAAAAACACAAAGCAGGCCATAACGCAGGACTACAACGCCGCAGGCGGTAATATTTTTTCCGGCACATACGCAGGGCATGGCCGCACCAACTACGGTGTGCAGTTTGCAGCAGACGGAACTCCCTACTTCTACTCGCAGTTTGGTGGTGACACCAGCAGCATGGGCGACATTGCGCCAATTCTTTCTGTTCTTTCAGTTATTCCTTCTCCGCTTCAGCCATTTGCCGCTGCTGCCAATGCTTTAATTGCAATTGACAACGGCAACACCCTTGGTGGTCTTGCTGCCCTGGCAGGTATACCCGGAGTTAGTGAGGCTGCGTCTGCTGCCGGGCTTGCTAATGTTGTCTCTGGAATTCAAACGGCAAATCAAGTTGTTAACTTAGTAAACGCAGTTGAATCTGGAAATGTTCTTGGAGCAATTACATCAGGTGCTGGTTTGGTTGGGGCGGGATCTGTTGCCTCCGGGGCGGCAGATGCGGCAAGTGTTGCAAAGGCACTGGAGTCTGGTGACCCTTTAGCCATTTTGTCTTCTGGCGCAAAAGCTACCAACTTGTTATCCACAGCCCTCACTGATGGTGGCTTGACCGTATCAGATGCTTTAAAAGCAGCCAGCCTTGCCAAAGCAATAGAAGGTGGTGACCCTGCTGCAATCATCAAAGCTGCAACAGGGCTGGCAGGATCAAAAACATTTAAAAACTCTTTTGATTCTCCAAGTACCCCAATAACTTCAACTGGGGAGAAAGTTGCTGATGTTGTTGGGGATAACTTTGTTGCTGAAATAACAAACCCAGATTCCACCAACTTTATAGGCAACGCAGAATCTGCTTTAAATGACATCTTTAACCAGCCCTCGGTGCAGGTTGCTTCGTCTGATAACGATACATCTCTTCAAGCAATTGAAGATCTTCGTAATGCTGGCCTTACTGAAGATCAAGATGCCGTAAAGATACTTGGAGAATCTGGGGAGCCAGTTCCGGCCCCTGCGCCGGAGGTTATTGTCATTCCTGATGAAGATGGCAATCAATTAGTCATTGACCAGAATGGCACGGTGGTAGATATTATTCCTCCAACAGAACCAGAGGTTGTTGAACCTGTTCCGGTTGAGCCACCGTCTCCCGTTCCTCCAGAACAAGAAATAGTTGAGCCTGTTGTAACAGAACCACCTGTTGTCAGCCCTCCTGAATTAATTACGCTGCCACCTGATGAAGAGGGTAACCAGTTGGTAATTGATCAGGGTGGAAATATTGTAGACATCATTGTCCCGCCTGAGCCGGAAGTAGTGAGTCCTGCTGAACCAGTGCCAGTTACTGAGCCTGCTCCTCCCGTTGAAGTTATCACACTTCCTCCAGATGAAGACGGCAATCAGTATGTAATAGATGGTAGTGGCACAGTGGTGGACATCATTCCTCCGGAAGAGAAGCCGGAAGAAACAACTACTCCCCCGTTTCAAGGACCGATGGGTCCGTTCAATGAGGACATTAGCAACCGCTATAAAGAAGAGTTTGCCAAGTACCTTGACTGGCTACAAGCCGGACAGCCAGAAGCTCCTGATTACGGCCCTGGCCCGATTGGGATGACCGGAGATTACTGGGATGAGTTTGACCAGAATCTCAAGACAATGATGGATGAAGGCAGACTACCATCTCAATGGCAGGTTGATGATGAAGGAAACTACACCTACATTGACGATGATGGAAGCACCCTAACGATTGGCCCTGATGGACAGGTTATTCATTACACAGATGCTCCTCCTGGCAATCTGCCTGGGGAGACGCCTGCTCCTGCTCCACCTGCGCCTCCAGCGCCACCTAAAGTTACAACTCCAGCACCTCCCGCACCGGCACCGCCAGCCCCTTCCCCATCACCCGCTCCTGGGGCACAATCGAGGTTAGATGTAAACGCTTTAATGGCATTGTTGGCCTCAATGGGCGGCACACCTGCCCCGGCACCGGCACCACAAGTTGAGTATTCAAAGATGCCTGAGTTTGACGTAACCAAGGCTTTCTCTCCAACCCTCTATGCAGAGAGAGAAAAAGCAGTTAACCCGTACCTTCGTGGACTAACCGAAGAGGATCAAAATGGATGATTTTTATACAGATGAGGATTACTACATCCCATCCGACGCAGGTTATCAACAATACTTTTTTAATACTGGGTTTGGCCCTGGTGATTACGAAGATGTTAATCCCATTGGTTCAGATGGCGATTTTCCAGTTATTACAAACCCGATAGAGAACCCAGGGGACTCTACCGGAGGTGGGGGTGAACCCGGCAGAGATGTAAATGTTGTAGGCCCCGGCGGGGAAGATTTGGAAACCAGCGGTGTTGTTCAAAAAGATGGCAAGTGGTATGACACCTCAGGCAGGATGCTGTATGACCCTAAGGCTGCTGATACCAGCGGCATAATGGGTTTTCTTAACAAGTATCTTGGCAAAGACACAGCCGACAAACTCAAAAAGATGTTTGTTGATGACAAAGACAATGTAAACATTGCTACCCTGGGAGCTTTGGGTGCTGGCATCTACGGATTGATGGGCGGTAATGAGCCACAGACCACTGGCCTTTACAAGGGCAAGATCCCCAAGTACACCGCAGTGCGCCAGCAGATAGAGCAGCCTGCCTATGAGCCATACAGTGGTAAGCCTGTGATGGGGCGTAGTTACTTCACCGACACCCAGTTTGTAAAAAATCCAAGTGCGGATTCGATTGCGGCAGCCCAAGAAGCCGCAAAAGCGCAGGCTGGTATTCTTGCAGCATATAGGCCAAACATTGCGCCGCCTGGAGAAAAAACCATGCCCATAAAAGAAGTTTTGCCTGAGCAATCATTCTTAAACCCAAGCGACCTCATCAAAAAAGAGAGAGGCATTGTTGCTGACAAAAACATCCCAGTTAATGAAGATGGTACTAGCCAACTAGCAAGTGGAGGTATTGCTATGCTTGCAAAGGGAAGGTATCTTCGTGGCGCAACAGATGGAATGGCAGACAAGATTCCATCATCCATTGACAACAAACAGCCAGCAAAGCTAAGTCATGGTGAGTTTGTAATTCCTGCTGATGTTGTATCTCATCTTGGAAACGGCAACTCTGATGCCGGGGCCAATGCTTTGTACAAAATGATGGACAGGGTCCGTAAGGCCCGTACCGGAACCAAAAAACAAGGCAAACGCATCAACCCAGAGAAGTTCACTCCAGGTGGAATTGCTGGCTACAAGACAGGTGGTGTTGTTGCTTTTCAGGATGGCGGTCTCACTAATAGAAACATTGTGCCAGCCGGGTCTACAGGTGGCACCACCACCACAGGTCTTGCTGACTGGGCCGGAGATGCTGTAACGGATTACCTTGGCAGGGGGCAGGCTCTTGCTGCCAAACCATATGAAGCTTACACAGGCCCATTGACTGCTGGCGCATCTGATCTTCAGAACCAAGCGTTTACTAAAGCACAGGGCCTGGGCGGGACATTTGATGCTGCGGCAGCAAATCAGTACATGAACCCGTACATCCAGAACGCTCTACAGCCTCAACTCAATGAGCTTCGCAGGCAGGCAGACATTAGCCAACAAGGGATGAGTGGTAAGTACGCTGCTGCCGGTGCCCTGGGCGGTGCCCGTGATGCAATCACTAGGTCTGAAGGCATTCGTAATCTGCTGAACACCCAGTCTGGTGTGATTGGTGGCGCTTACAAAGATGCTTATGACAAGGCGATGAGTCAATACAACATCTCTCGTCAGCAAGACATTAGTAATCTCAACGCGATGCTTGGAGCCGGTGCCACTCAAAGAGGCATTGAGCAAGAAGGCATTACCGCACAGAAGGGTGCGTTTGAGCAAGAGCGTGAAGATCCATACAACAAGCTTAAGTTTGAGCAGAGCTTGTTTACTGGTCTGCCGCTTAGCGCTACATCTACCACTCCAAATCTCTCTGAGTTGCAGAAGCTTGGCTTAAGTGGTTTTGAGATGACCAAGCTGTACAACCTTATTGACAACTTCATCAATCCTAAGCCTGCTGGCGCTCCAGCAAATTCTCCTGGCGCAACCCGTCCCTAGGCGAGATAAACATGATGCAAACGCAAATACCAAGTGGTCTGCAAGCTCTGATGCAGGCATCTCAAGTTCTGTCTAGTCAGGCATCTCCCACTGCCCCCGGCCCTCAGGGGCCGCAGCCTACAATTGCTGAGCGTGTAAACCAGCAGATCAAGCAGGTTGCACAGCCTCAACCTCCTCAGGGTGGTATTGCTGGCCTAACTCCCAACATGCAAGAAATTGGCAAGCAGGCTGGTGTGGCGGGGCAGATCATGGCCCAGAGGCAAGCACAGCAACAGCAGCAGGCCCAGAATCCTCAGGCAGTGGCTCAGATGGCAGCACAGATGCTACAGAGCAAAGGTGTGGCTGGTCTGCCCTCAAACATGGGATTTAAAGAGGGTGGCATCATTGGCTTTGATGGCGAGGAGCGCTCTGATGTTCCCGCGCCAAATGTGCCGGGCATGGACAAGCTGATGGAGATCATGAAAAATGCCGAGGGCACTGAGATTGCCTCCACAGACAATCAAGTTGCTTTGCAGGCCCTGGAAGATGCTCGGAAAAGACTTTATAGCTATGGATTAAAGCAAAGACGGGATGATCCAGAAGGATTTGTTGCTGCACAAAATCAATTTAATGCAGCAGAAAATGCTTACAGGAAAGCCAAAAGAGAACAGTTTTCTTCTGAAACAGGCCCCGCTGGAGCTTTAGGTAAAACCCTATCTCCTGCTGCGTCACCTGTTGCTGCTCAAGCTTATCCAGATGAGCTTCGTCGTGGTCGGGCAACCACTCCTGGTATTGGTATCCCTGCCGCCCTGCCTGTAAAAGATGCAGCAGTTAACCCTCCTCCGACTGCACCTTCTATGGCCGCTGCTACTGCCGCCGCCCCGGTAAAGGCTGGCATTCCAACGGTAACAATCCCTGAAACCAAAATTGACACATCTGGTATTGCGGAACCAACTATGAAAGGCGCACTTGAAGGTGCAAGGCAGATTGTTACAGGTAATGCTGACCAAACAATTAAAGATCTAAAGGCAATCAGGGATGAGAGAGAAAAAATAAAAGCTGGCATGACTGATTTAAACGCTGAAGAAATTAAAGCGTTGGAAGAAGATAGGGCTGCTCGTAGACAGCTTGCTGCAAGCAAGGCAGAGCGTGATCAGTTCAACCGTGTCCAGTCATTCTTCCGAGATCTGTACACCAGGGGTGATAGTTACAGCAATGTTCAGGCTGGTATTTTTGCTCGGGATGAGGCTGAGCGCCTTGCTGAAAAGGAACACAAAAAGGCAGTTATCCTTTTAAAGAAAGCCCAACAGGCTGAGAAGCTTGGTGACCTTGATCGCAAAGCACAGTATCTCAAAGAGTATCAGGACATTAAAGACAAAGAGACCACCCTACTTACTCAGGCAGCGCAGATCTCTGCCAGGATTGATGAGTCCAAGTACGGCAAGAAGATGGATGCTGCAAGTACTCAGGCCCAGATTGATTCTGCCAATGTACGGACTGCGGTGGAGATTAACCAACGTAACCAAGCATTGCAGGCAAACCTTGATATTGAGAGGCAGAAGGTTGCCGGTATGTCTGAAGAGCGCAAGAACTCTAGACAAGGTCAGGCACTGACCGCCGCCCTTGGTAGATTGAATGACGCGACACAAAATTTAACCAAAGTGTCGAGCCAGAATGAAACAAAGTTGGCGATGAAGGATAGCAAAGATCCCACTGCACAGGCAATGTATAAACAAGCAGAGAAAAATGTTTCTACTGCGGAAGCCACTTACCAAGAGGCAAAGAGAGTTTTTGACAGCATTGCTGCTGAAGCGCTCAAAGGCTATGCTACAACTCCGGCAAAGCCTGCTGGTGGTATAAACGCTGCGGCAGCAGCAGCAGAATTGGCCCGCAGACAACAGAAGCAGTAATATGGCAATCGATTACACAAAGTTCAGTGATGCGGACCTAAGAGCGATTGCTGCGAATGATGTTTCTTCGCTATCCACTGAAGCTTTGAGGCTGATCGCAGGCCAAGATGCGCCACCTGCCCCCAAACCACCCTCTACAGAGCGCACATTTGGTGAGGCCATCAAGGATGTTCCTGCCTCCCTGCTTACTGGTGCAGGCAGTCTTCTCCAGGCCCCCGGCCAACTTGTTAAGCTTGTTCCCGGCCTGAAGAGAGTTGGTGAAGCTCTTGAGGTTCCCGGCGAAGCTGTTCAGAGATTTGGCATTGACCTTAAATCCACTGGTTTAAAGGCCCGTGAAGCTCTGCGTAGCCAAGCTATGTCTGAGGCTGAGAAGGAAGGTGTCCTTAGTGAGTTTGCTACAGCAATCACTTCCACCCTGAAGGATCCTGCCCTCATCACATCCTTCATAACTGAACAAGTTCCAATGCTTCTTGGTCCTCTGGGTGCTGCCCGGCTGACCACAAAGCTTGGAATGGGTGCTGTTGAGGGTGCTGCTGCTGGTGCCGCCCGCGAGGCTGCTGCTGCAAAACTAGGCCAGAGGGCCACTGCCGCCGCCATCGGAACCGGCACAGCTATGCAGGCTGGCGATGTTTCCGGCGAAACCTACACCAACACGTTGAAACGCGCCCTGGAGATGGGCATGTCTCAACAAGAAGCTGAAGATGCAGCTTTAAACGCAGCCCGTATTGCCGCTGCTGGTGCTGGTGCTGTCTCTCTCGGTGCAACCCTTGGCCTGAGTAAGATTGGCGGGGCAGCAATTGAGCGCCGTCTTGCTGGTCTCCCTGGCAGGGGCAGGATCCAAAGTGGTGTTGGTGAAGCAACCTCTGAGACCCTGGACGAAGCTGGCGGTCAACTCTTCCAGAACATAGGTATCCGTACAGTAGATCCCAGCCAATCTCTGACAGCAGGTGTTGGTGGCGCTGCTGCTATGGGTGCTTTGGGTGGTGGCTTCTTTGGCTCTATGTTGGGCAAAAGACCTGATGCTGATCTAGCTCCGGGCCAACGCCCTGGTGAGACTCTCCAAGAAACAGCAACCCGTTTAAATGCTCAGATTGGTGCTTTGACTGAGCAGGCAAAAGAGTTTGATGCTGACCAGACCAGAACACAAGCTGGCCTGATGACCAACACTCAGTTGATCGACATGTATCGTGACAAGGGTTACGGTGCAGTTAAACAGTATCAACAGCAGCTTGTGGCGCAGGCATCAGATCCCAATGTTCCACCCGAGCAGAAGACCGCTGCCCGTCAGGCCGCTCAGCAGATTGAAGATCTATTTAAACAGGTAGATCAAGAAGAAACTTCAAGGCGGGCAAAGGCTGAAGTATCCAACATAATCACCGACAAAGATGTCACCATAAACCTAGGCATTCCAAGGAAAGACCCGCTCTACCAACAGCTTGTAAACAAGAACCTAGGCAGGCCAGAAGATGCTGAAGCGGTTATTCAGGCGCTTGAGTCCGCTCTTTCCCGCAAAGGTCTAAGGCAAACCCAGTATGAGCGGTTTAACACTGCCCTGTCTGTTGTAAACGAATATCTTGCCACCATCCCAGGAAGTGGGTTCTATGCTAGACCGTCTGTCGAACAACCAAGTGGAACAAGCCCTGTCGTGGCTGGCGTCACCGGTGCTGACACCGCCACCACAGGAGGTGGAACATCTCAACCAAGTGGAGTGGTACCTGCTAAACCAGATGCTGCACAGCCTGCTGGCAGAAAAGCAGAGCCAACCACTCCAATAACTGAAGAGGCTGTTACCCCGCAAGCAGTTGAGGAGAAGGTCAGTGAAGAAAAGCCTGCTGAAGAAGTTGCTGCGCCTAATGTACAAACTACCGCTGCCCAAGAAGCACCGGCACAACCTGTTACTGCTCCTGTTGAAGTAGCAGAGGCACCCAAACCTGTTGCAAGCAATCTGCCTAAAGAGTTGGCAGGGGCTAAGCCTCGTTATTCCTACGGCAATAAGCAGTTTCAACTTCAATTTAACTCTGACATCGACAAAGCGCTTTACATCACCGCCCAGAAGACACCTTCCCGGCGTGATGCTGACTACCGCTCTTGGCTTGAAGCGCAAGGATTTACACCTGATCAAATTGCCCAGGGCGGGCAACAGGTTCGTGAGGCTATCAAGGGTGTGGCGGCAAAGGCAGACCCTGCCACCGGCCCAATCAATCTGCCTGCTCAGACTAAGAAGAAAACCAAAAAGAGCATCCGTGCCGCCGAACCACTAACTGAACAAGATGTTGAAGGTCTTGGCGTTCGCCGTACTGCTCCAGCATTTAAACGTATTGTTGGCAAGACAATTGAAGAGGCTCGTGATGAGCTAAACAAGTACAGGTCACTGCCTGATCGTTACGTTTCTCAGGAAACTAAACGCAAGATTGCGGAAGCTTTGGGCGAAAAGGTTGCAGAGTCTGAAGCAAAGCCTGAAGTTAAAGAAGCTCCAAAGGAGAAGACCCAGAAGGATCTCATCCTTGAGCAGAGGGCAGAGTTGATCAAACAACTCGATGGCATCCTCAAGAAGATCCTTGCTAAGTACAACCTGACCGGCGTCACCCTTGACCTCGATGAGAGCATGGCAGATGAAGGCTCCTATGGAGCGCAGATCATCAAGCTTGCTTTAAACGTAGATAGTCCAGTCAGGGTGCTGCGCCATGAGTCCATCCATGCTCTTAAGGATATGGGCTTCTTCTCTGATGCTCAGTGGAAGACCCTGGTCAAGAAGGCTCAGGATGAGTGGGTTGATAAGTACCTGAAGAACAGGGAGCATAGCGCCACCCAATCGCGCTATGACGCATATGTTGAGCTTCTGACCAATGAAGGTAAAAACCCAACCGAGGTTCAGGAAGCAATCATTGAAGAGGCCATTGCTGATGCGTTTGGTGATTTTGATGTAAACGGTGCAACCCCTGGGTTGATGGCTGCCATCCTTAAGCGGATGAAGAACCTGTTTAAAGCAATCAAAGAAGCCTTTGGTGTGGCAGGTATCGATACCGCAGAAGAGATCTTTGGCAAGATTGAGAAGGGTTCCCTGAAGCCTGAGATCCCGATGGGCAAAGAGCAGGCCCCCAAGATGAGCCTGCGTGGTGTGCCTATGTCCACCCGCCCCATCATGGAGTCCAGTCCACTTTTCGCCATGAATGAGCTTGGCCTTAAGACTGAGGGAGTCAAAAAGCCAGGGGGCATCTTTCTGTTCAATGATGTGCGCTCTATCGCCAATGCGCTTAACCGCGACACGGTTAATAACTACGGCACCATTGACAAAGAAGACACCTCTGCTAACGCAAGGAATCTGATTGCAAAAGCAATCGCAGATGAAGTTGCCTATCAGGTTGGAACTACATCTCAGACCGGCACCGGCCTGGGTTGGTATTCAAACAACTACCCTAAAGCTGTAAAGAAGCTGGCCCGGAAGTACCCTGAGCTTGGTAACAACGAACATGCGCGGTCTGTGTTCTCTGCCCTAGTAGCCATCACATCCAATGGCGAGAAGGTGTCGCTCAACATTAAGAACGCCATCAATCTGTATGACAAGCTGCGCTCTGGGGAGCCAATGATTGCGCCCGGTTCGCGCCGTGCAACCGCCCTGGACAACAACTTGCAGATGGTGCAAGACCTTCTTGAAAAGCATGGCACCAACTTCAAGAATGTTCTTCTTCAAGAGATCCTTGTTAAGGACATGAACGCAGCCCTCAGGGCAATGGGCGAGAAGCCATCTGGCGATTACTTGGCTAACACCAAGGTGCCTGCTGCCGCCGTTTACTTTGGACCCAAACTTGGAGCTTTCTACGCCAATCTGGAAGGTGCTGAAGGCTACCTGACAATGGACATGTGGTGGACACGCAGCATCAACAGGATGCGCGGCTTGCTGATGCCACAAGCCACAGAAAGTTCCATCAATAAATTCCGCGAAATAGCAGGCAATCCAAACATGACCCGTGACGAGGTGATTGCTTCAACAATACCGTTGCGGGATCGTTACGAAGAGCTTGCTTGGACAACTGATCTTGAATACATGGTTGGCGAGAAGGAGCCTTCCACTAAAGATGAGAAGCCCGTATGGACAGCCAGGGCCAAGCGCAAAGCAGGCCCTGCCTACGAGCAACTTAAGCTTGAGCATGATGTGATGAAGATGGCTAATACCATCTACAAGAACGAGTATGAGATGCTTGAAGAGGCTCCCTTTGGGGCCAATGACCGTGAGTTTATGTATCGTGCTGTGCGAGAAGCGCAGAAGATGCTCAAACAAGACGGCGTAGATCTAACACTAGCAGACATTCAGGCTGCCCTATGGTACTATGAGAAACGCCTGTACCAGCACTTGAGCGGAAGGAAAGCAGATGACATCGGATATGACGAAGCAATCAGCGCCGTGGCAGGAGAGAGTGATCGACCCGCTGGACCCTCTGTGGTTTTCGATCAGCAACCTGACCGTGGGGCAGACACCGGAGCAGGCGTCAAAGACACTGATGGAGTTCGTAGAGAGCCTCCCGAAGCAGGACAAGTAGAAAAGAAGAGTCTTAGAGGTGTGGTTGCAGAAGTTGCGCCAAACCCCGACATTCCGGTTGCTGCTAGCTGGAGACAGATGACGCAGGCCGAAAGGCTTGATGCAACAAGGTCTGTTGCCAAAAAAGTCATCGACCCTATTCTTTCAGACATGGGCCTGAAAGGGTATTCGTTTAAATTTTCATCTGGCAAGTATGAGGGGGAAGTAAACCCCAACATTCTGATTGAGGCTCCAGAGTCGGCCACAGTTGGTGAGCTTGAAGAGGTGGCCCGTGTTGTTGGTTACATTCTTGATCAGAAGGCGATGGTTGCCTATGACGAGTACAACACAGATTCTGGGGATCAGGCTGGATTTGTAAAAGTCATGATACCTGCCGGGATGGACGACAAGACAGTCACCCTGCTGCGTAACCACATTTCTAAAGAAGTTCCTCAGGCTGATGGTGACACCTTGCGAGATGGGTCACTTGTGTACGGCAACTTCTCGGCGTACAACGACAATGTTGACACATTGAGTGATGAGGAATATCATGACGCAATTGTTCGCGCTATCGAGGACTTTGACTACAGCGAAAACATCAAGGTTTCGGACCCTCTGAAGTTTCACAGTCAGTTGGTCTGGCCGGACAACAGAGAGTCTTATTTGGAAGGAACGCGCTATGGCGAAAGTGGAACGATTCGTGGTGGAGAGGGGTCAGATGTTTGGCGGCAAAGGCGCAGCCGTTTGGAGGCCATCTCAGAACAAGCAATCGCCCTCAGGGACAGATGGATCGACGCCCGAGGCGCTGCTCGCATCGGAGGTAGAGCAGGCGATTCTGCGGCTATCAGCACAAAACCTACCGCAGAATACGGAAAATCAATAGATGGCTCAGAGACTGCTGTTGGTGTTCATTTCAGTCAACAGCCAAGAGCCACTCTCGACTCGCAGTTTTACGGTGCCGGTTTGCGCGGCATGGAGCGAGAGCGTCTTGAGGGGCAGCCAGATATACGCAACCGGATCTACTTCTATGTAGACACAGGCAAGGGCGTATTTCCTGAGGCAGGCGTTGGTGGATCTCCACATGTAATACGTCTCAACAATCTTTACAACGTACTCAAAGATGAGCTTGACCTTGTAAAGAAAGCCAAAGGAGATACTGCTGCTGAAAGAGCAAACGCTTGGGAAAAGGCAATTAAGAATGCCGGTTTTGATGGCTACTTCTTCCCAGATCCTCTTCAGCGGCAAGGCTATGCCGTTCTGATTGGCAAGCATCGCGTTGAGACAAAGTTAAGCCTGCGCTCTGAGTCTCCTGAGTTTAAATTCTGGTTTGGCCAATCCAAAATCGTTGATGAGGATGGTAAGCCGAAGGTTATGTACCACGGCACCGGCAAGGACTACACAGTTCTTGGCACTGGCCGCCGTCAAGCAAAGGCTATCTTTGTAACTGATGATCCAGAGTTTGCTCAGAAGTTTGCTATCGACACGTTTAACCGTGCAGCAGAGGAGGCGGCACAGGGTGTCGGCATGTCAGAAGAGGCTTACAAAAGTGGTGTAGCCAGGGCCATTGCCGCCGTTAAGAAGGACTACAAGAATCTGCCTGAGGGTAAGGCAATGATTGAGGGTATCCGCAAAGGATACGCTGATGCCAGCCCCGAGGCTCAGGAGTACATGAGGAACGCCTTCAGGGACGCTCTTCCTGCTGGCCCCAACATCCTGCCCATCTACGTCAAGGCAGAGTTCCCATTCGACTACGATAACAAAGATCATGTAAACGCAATAATTAACAAGCTTGGCAACACTTTTGATAGCAATGGTTGGTTAAAAGAAAGAGGACTTTCTAGAAACATCTTTTTTGGCGCATGGGAATTGATTGAGCGGCCAGATGTTCAATCCGTTATTCGTGAACTTGGCTTTGACTCTTTTTACGTCAAAGAGGGTGGTAGAAAAAGCCTTGCCGTTTACAGCCCCACACAGATCACATCTGCTACCGGCAATGTGGGTGCTTATGGACAGCGTCCTATAACTGCTGAAGAGGCTGGCCGGTTTGGCATGACCGAAGAGCAGGCAGCAGAAGCACAGGGGCGTGGTGACATCCGGTTCAGCCTTCGTTCCACCCTGCCTGCATCTGCCATCAGTGCGATGGATAAGATTGCTCCTCCAAGGTACAACCCTGGGTTTGCAGAGCGGATGATGAATGCTGTGTCCGGCGACACATTTACATCTATCCGGCAAAAGCTCATCAACCGTTACGAAGCTCTTGCATCTGTTGACCGCCGTGTTGCCAAGATGCTTAAGCAGATGGGTGGCGCACCACAGCTTGCTGGCTCCAGGGCCGAGACCGCAGCCCTCATGTCTGATCTTGGGGCAGGTGTCCTTGAGGCAGCTATGGGTGTACACAACGGTATCGGTGGCGCTCCCATCTACCGCAACGGTGTAACCACTGTGTCCGACTACAACGGTACAGTTAAAGGTCTGCTTGAAATATATAAACCCATTGCCGCGATGAAGGATCCTGATGCCTTCCGGATGTATCAGACCTGGGCAGCAGTTAAACGAGGTGTAAGGCTGGACGCAGAGGGCCGTGAAGACCTAATCACAGCAGCAGACATCCGCTCAATCAATGACCTGCGCCGTAGCAATCCAGACCTGATCAAAACTTTTGAGTCGGTACAGAAAGACTGGATCGCCTACAACAACGCCCTGGTCAAGTACCAAGTTGATACGGGCGTCCTATCGCCGGAGATGGCAAAGGAATGGACCAAGCATGGTGACTACTTCCCCTTCTATCGCTTGATGGAGGGTGAGGACATTGCCGGGCCTAAGGTGTTCTCCTCCATAGGTAATGTCAGCCGGGGTAAAAAGCTCAAGGGTGGCGAGAATCCTTTGGGTGATTTCTTTGAGAACATCGTCAGAAACAGTCAGGCTGCCATCCAGGCTGGCATGAAGAACATTGCCGCTCAGACCGCCACGAAACAGGCAATGATGCTGCAAGAGGTTACCCGTTTAAATTACAAGCCCAAATCCCATGAGCAGGTTTACAGGGTGTATGAGAACGGCAAAGAGGTCTACTACAAAGCCCACGATCCTCTGTTCATTGAAGCAATCAAGGCTTTAAACATGGCAGACATCCCCTTCATGGGGTTGTTGGCTAAGCCTGCGGCAATGCTGCGGAACTTGGTGACCAAGGATCCTGCCTTCATGCTGGCAAACATGATGAGGGACTCTCTGTCTGCATGGGCCACTTCCGGTGTCAAGATGACTCCGATGATTGACACCTTTAAGAACTTCGGCGCAGCCATTGCGGGTAAGTCTCCAGAGCTTAACGCCCTGTATGCTGCTGGTGTTCTGGGGGGATATGACTACGCCCGTGGAACTAAGCAATCGGCTGAAGTGTTTGAGACAACCTTGCGCCGTCGTTCAGGGCAGATGACCCCCTTTGAGGTTGGAACTAAGCCGTTTACATCTCTGTGGGAGGCCCTGGAGAAGGGCACTCAGGCATCTGATGCCGCCACCCGGATGGAGGTTTACAAGAAGACCCTGGCCTCTACAGGTAATGAGCTAGAGGCTCTGTCTGCCGCGCTTGAGGTGATGAACTTCAACCGTAAGGGCAACTCAGCAATCATCAGGATTCTGACCGCTGCTGTGCCGTTCCTAAACGCCAGGATCCAGGGTCTGGACATTCTGTTCCGTACCGCCATCATGCCGCTTGGAGGGAACGCTACAGACCAAGCCCGTCAACGCATGAAGACCTTCTGGGTCCGTGGTATGACCATCATGGCCCTGTCCAGTATGTATTGGCTCCTCACCCACGATGATGAGGAGTACAAGAAGCAGGAGCAGGAGACCCGTGATAACTACTGGCTGATCCCCTCTCTGGGTGTGAAGATCCCCATCCCGTTTGAGGTTGGTGTGATGTTTAAAGTCATACCGGAAAGGCTCATGCAGTTGAGCTTCGGTACAGACACCACGAAGGACTTCACTGACTCCATGAAGCGTCAGCTTGTAAGCACCTTCGCGTTTAACCCGATACCTCAGGTGGTTCTGCCTCTCTATGAGACCAAGACCAATCATTCCTTCTTCACTGACCGGCCCATCATCGGCAAGGGCCTGGAGAATGTGGCTGACAAGTATCAGGTTGGACCCAGCACCTCCCGTGTAGCCCAGATGCTTGGAGACTCCGTCAACTACTCGCCCATGAAGATCGATCACCTGATCAAAGGGTACACAGGAACCATCGGCTCCTATGCATCAGACCTATTTGACATGATGTATGACATGGGTGCTGATGCTCCTAAGGCGTCTAAACGCTTTGAGCAGATGCCTGTGATTAAACGATTCCTCGTAGACCCTGAGGCGCGGGGAACAGTTACAGCGTATTACAAGCTAAAGGATGATGTAGATCAGGCTGTCAGGACAACAAACCTTCTTGAGAGATCAAACAACTTCGAAGAAGGAACGAAGTACACCCTGGAGAACCTAAGGCTCCTGGCTACCGATGATTATGTGAAGGACATTGAGAAGGACATGAAGGACTACCGCGAGATGAGGCAGCAGATCATGGCATCCCCAATGTCAGCAGACACCAAGCGGGATCTGTTGCTCAACATCAACCGGATGGAATCATTGACGACAAAGAACATTCAGTCCATCAAGAAGTTCGCACAGTAAGAAGTCTATTTTCAAACAATTCACCAATGGTGGCATTAAGAACGGACATTTCTGTTTTTTTCATGACATTCCAGATGTGTCGCCTGCCATGTAAACCATTATGATTTCCCTGATGACAGTCTTTACAAAGTGGAATACAGGTAAAGTGGCTTCCTTGTTCTATGTGATGGGCATCGCTGGGAGGCGGTGCCCCGCATACTCCGCACGGCATTGATTTGATAACCCCAAAATATTGAGATTCAGTTTTATTAATGTTTTTGCTTTTCAATTTGCTTTATCTTTCCACTCAAAATCCATCTTGCAATTGTTGATTTTGAAACATTGAGCAATTTTGCTGCTTCTGATGTAATCATTATTTGATTGTTTACAAACACAAAAACATTGGTTGATCTGTTGGCAGCCTGCTCTTTGGCACTTGCCCAACGTATGTTCCCAGGAAAGTAGCCTTTTTCGTTGTCAATTCTGTCAATACTTAATTGATTATTTAAAGGTTCACCAATGTATTTGGCAAAATTTTCAAAGACAAGCCACTCTGAAAAAATTCCTATGCCAACCCCGCCATATCTATCGTAATGACTGCTGTTGGGTTTTGTTGTTCTTTCAACAATACCTTTCCAAGTCTTCCAAAGTTTTGTTTTTGTTTTTCCGTGACGAAGGTTTAACAACGACATTCTTTCTGAGCAAGTTTTTTTTCTTGTGCATCCACAGCTTTTGCTGTTACCTTTTTTTAAATTACCGGCAAGGCAAACGGTTTCTCCGCCACAACTACAAAAGCATTTAAATTTTTTTTGTCCATGCCTGTCAACGCCAGCAAATTCAGAAACAGTCAGAAGACCAAATTTCTCTCCAATCATTTTGTAATCCTTTGTTGATTAGAGTGGAATTATACATCACAGTCCCATTTTGGGATCCGCAGTGCTGGCAAGGAAAGTTCCTTACCACCTCCAGCAGCTTTTTATTTCTGTACATCTCTGTGTTCCCTGTCCCAGGCCAGGGCCAGGGTTAAACGATTGGGGTAGCCCAGCTTCTTTATCAGCCGGGCCAGATACACCTCCACTGTCCTCTCTGTCCATCCTGTCCTCCGTGCCACAAGATCAGTCTCCCCCAGTTCACACAGAGCATCCAGCAGCTTAGCCTCCGACGGCGTGACGTTAAGTTTTTTCACTCTTTTCTTTCAGCTTGTCTACTGCGTATGCCATTGCTTGGTCAAACGTCCAGCGGTTACCCGGCTCAAGCTCGTTGACCGTCGTGTAAATCTTCTGCACAAACTCCCACAGTTGATCCCGTTGGGCCAGCGCACAGGCCGGACGCTGGCAGTGGAAGCTGCATGAATGTACGTCGTTCATTTCTTCTCCTTTGCTGGGCAGTCGCGGCCCTGATTACAGTCGTAGTTGCACTCATCGCAAGCGTCAAAGTTTGCCGTCCTGGCCCACCAGATAGCTCCGACGAACAGGCCGATGGTGATAAGGATTTCAGAAAGGTTCATTTCTCATCCCTCCATGTACCATCCTTAAAGATGAACCGTGTAAACAGCAGGTTGCCACCCAGGTCGTAGTGTGCTGCCATGCACGGTAGTTTGTTGAGTGCAGGTGATCGGGACTGAAGACCCACGCTACTCTTGTACTCGTGCGGGAAGTAGTACATGGTTGTGTGTGCTTCCTTGGGTGTGTCTGGTGGTATGGTGAAGTCGTACAGATCTCGTTTCATTCTTGCCCCCTTTCCCTGATTGCGTCAGCACACTCCATCGCGTTGCCACCGTTGAGCCAATGCTCACAGCATATCTTCACGCATTGCTCACGCTCGGCATTGACAGCAGCGCACCAACCCTCCCAGGCCCAGTAAGCCGGGGTGTATATGCGATACGGGTTGTCCTTCAACAAATCGTCCGAATTCCACCAATTGTTAAATTCTTCTTTCATTCTTGCCCCCTTGCTCTGATGGCCTCAGCGCAGTCCTTGGCTTCGTGGTTGTAAAAGGTTTCACACACTTTCGCACACGCCTCGCGCTCGGCTTGGATGGCGGCATTTACCAGCCGCAGTACTTCTTGGTCGCAGTCCATTAACCGTTTAAATGCCACAAGGTTTAACTGTTTTTTGTGAAACAGCTCGTTGTACTCATCCAATGTCATGCCTTTCCCCTTGATCTGATGTCCGCAGCAATGTTCTTGCAAGCAGTATGGTGTGCCACGTTTTCTTTTACAGATGCGTCCAACAGCATTCTGTTTTCTGCCACCCTTGCACACGCCTCGCGCTCGGCAGCGGCGACAAGGGCGGCGAAGCGTTCAAGTTCATCATGCACTAGCAAGTGATCCTCAAAAAGGAATCCCAAGCCAGACTCCCGCGCCATGCGGATGATGTCTTCTTTCATGACTGCTCCTTGTATTTGCTACACCAAATTACAGTTTTGCCCTGCGCGATTGCCGTTTTAGCGCAGTTTTTGTGGACACATTTATTGCACAGCATCATGCTTCCCCCTTTGCCGCAGCGATTGCTGCACGAGCTTTGGCCATGTCTTCATCGTCTGAACAAGTTCCGTGTTCCACAAAACCTTCCAGCGCCTCCAGCAGTTGCCTGTTGATGCGTTCTTGAAATCTCAAGACTACCCCCGCATCTAACAAAATGTCCATGTTCTCAGGCGTCCAGATAGCGGCAAGCTGTTTTGCAAGTATGTAGCCGCGTGTCTGCTCCTTTGCTGCATATGTCCTTTCAAGCAGCAGGTTGTAGGCTTTCTCAACCTCATCCAGGCGGCGCAGTTCGGCGGCTGAGTCTTCGACAAACCAACGGGCAACGTCAATCACACTGTCTTCAGCGTCAGCCTGTTGAATGGCTCGTGTCAGCGCATCAGCCAGCCGCTGTGCTTCAATAGTCATAGCTCACCCCCTCCTTTAAAGCAATAGCATCAGGGTAGTGGTGTTTAAACCTACCCCAGTATTCTTCTCTCTCATCTTTAGCCTCACACCACCGCAGAAGGCAGTACCAACAAGATTCTTCTACTCCTCGTTCAAACATGAGGATGGCATCAAGCATCGATGCAGTCACCCTGATGTTTGCGTGGTACATACCGAGAAGCTCATCAAGCATTTGTCTGTCAGTCATACCACCCTCCTGCTCTCAAGCTGAATCAGCAAGTCAATGTAGTGCTTGGCTTTCTCAAGGTCAGCCATGCCATTCTTCTTGCGCCAGCGGCTGATGTACTTGATGACATTGCCTTCTAGATACCCCATTGCGTTTGCATGGATGTACTCAACTGGCTGTATTGGCATATCCTTGTAGTGACTGCCATCGACTTGTCTGTCTAGTGGGTTCATAGCTGCCCCCTTACCTTTAGCATTTTTTCTGCTTGTTCGTATGCGTGGTAAGCCGTTTCTTCAAAGTCCATGTCTTGACGCCAGTCAGGGTCTGACAGCAGCCCCTGCATCGCCTTAGCCGCGAAGTAGTCGCGCAGGGTCATGCCTGCTCTGTGCCAGTTGTTTGCCACCAAGGGAAACGCTGGCCCTCCTCCTATATCTGTACTCATTCGATCCTCCAGCATCTAAAAGATTTGTCAGGCATCTGCCTCACTGTAAATTTCATCCCATGTTTCCGGCCAAAGCGCATAGCTGAAACATTTACAGCAGGGCGCTTTACATCTGGTGGAACGGCGAAGCTGTCCCCCACCTGCATATCTTTAAACGGAAACTTTGCGGGTATCTTGAAGTTCTTATCGATGTTCATTGCTTCCTCCTCCGGGCCTGAAGAGTCTTCTTGTGTACAGGCATGACGGGCATCTCAACCACCATGTCCTGGGGCAGAGACCCAAGGCCAGTGCGCTCTGAGTAAGGTGCTGATGGCTCAACACCTGTCCTCCTCTGCTCATTGATGTATCGAGACATCTGGTAAGCACTACGTCTTGCCTTCTCAAGATCAGAGAAACTAATCGTTGGTTTGTAGTTCTGCCAATCGAATGGGTTGTTCATTTAAATCATCCTCGCAATGCACCCTGCCATGAGGTATGCAGCAACAGAAGCAATCACTAACCAAACAAGCTTTGGCACTCGTGGCTGTTTAACGCCAAGCAGGGCCGCCTGTAACAGTTCATCGTCCCTGTACATACCCGGCTTGGGTGGCTGGTAACGGATGCCAATTTGCACCCCAGTCTTAGTGGTGTATGGGGTCATGATCACTCCGGTACTGGGTAGGTCAACTCAACAGGGCTGTAAAGCTTAGAGATTGGCTGATCCTGGCAGAACAGGGTGATGGCCCGCTGTGCGCGTTTAGACGTATCGAGACGTAGCAGCCCGTTCCAGCACTCATTGTTTGAAAGAAGGTACTCACGCAGCCTGATGGCAGCGTTTTCTTTGGCGTTGCCAATCTCACCCGAAGACATGATCTGTGCAAAGCGCTGAAGCTTTTCATAAGACTCACCCGCAGAAATGGCACAGAAATAGTTAGACCCCATTCCAGAGGCTGTGATGTGACGCTTCTTTGTGGTGCTGATCAGCTTCTTTGCATTGATCAAGTTTTCCTCATGCCTGAGCGCATAAGCCAAAATCTCAGGGGCAGACATTTGCACATCGATGTTCTTCAGCTTTGTGCAGGCAAACCTAATGATGGCAACAACATTCTTGTCGATCCATTCAGGGCCACCAGCGATAGCAATCGCATCGAAAGCCTGCCTCGGGACGTTCTGGTCAATAGCCTGACTGGTGGTCTTTGGAAGCCCCTTGGTGATCATGAACCGTACAGGCTTGTCTGCAATAACCACTGCCATCAGTCGATGCTGGCCGTCGGCAATGGTGCCGTCATCATAGAAAGCAATACCCTGGTGAGTGAGGTTCCAATGACCATTAGTCATGTCACGGGCAAACCTCTTTGCTTGCTCCATCCTCATCTTGCGGTTGTTCTGGTTGTTCCTCTCCAGCCAAGTATTTGCTTGCTTGGGGGTGATTGTCACTATCTCAGTGCTTAGCTTGTTCATTTTCAATCCTTGTTAAAACGTGCGTTTTTCTCTCCGATCCAGAACCCATCAGGCTTCTTGGACATACCCAGTTCAATCATCTCTTCTACGGTGCGGCAGCGTCGGTCTTTGCCAAACTCGCCAACCCTGTGCTTGTTAAATGCAAAGGTAGAGTTGAAGTACTCCTTGCAGGTGGGGCACTGGTTACGGTCACCCTTTAAGACTTTCACTTTCTTCCTCCATGTTGGCTGTTGATATTTCCTCGTTGATAAGTTCTGCAAATGATTTGCCCGAAGGGAACCTCATCTGCGAAGCGGTGTTGGCCGACACAATGCTGATTGCTTTGTTTAAACCATCATTGAAGCCGTTTACATAGGGGTTGCCGGAAGCCACCCTCATGTTGATTGCCTCACGAACCAATTGGCTCATGGGTATCTTTGTCTTCTTTGACAGCTTAGCCATTGCAGTGTGCTGAGACTCATCGATGTAGGCCATGAATGGCTTCAGCTTCTTAGAATGGTTCACGTTCAAACTCCTTTACAAGATCATCAAATTTTTGTTGTGCTTCAAGGTTGCCATTGAGTTCTGATCTTGATTCAATGCCACAGGCTTGGCATAGTTTTCTGGCTGCCATTTCTTCTGAGATGGCACCCATGTGGTCCATGAACGCTGGTGCTTTACACAGGATTGCTGCCTTCTGCACCCTGTTTACATAGGTGACCGGGCTTTCATCATCCTGTATCCGCACCAGGGCGCAGGCATATCTGGCCCCGACAAAATCCCGGAGCAGTTCCTCTGGGATCTCATCGGGATGAAGGGACAGGGTCAGGACGTACCCGTTCCTGTCTTGCTTCATTGCAATCTTCTTGGCTTCAAATTGCAGCGCCATATGCTTTCAGCCGATGCTCAAGGTAAACAATCACAGCGGTCAGATCATTGATCTCTTGCTTGAGTTTCTTAATGATGTGTTCTTCATGGGTTTCCATTAGCTGCTTTAGCTTCACCTCAGAAAAAGGTTTCTGAACTGGAAGCTTTGCAGCTTTTGGTGGACGACCCCTGCGCTTTGGCAGACCGTTTTCTCGATTGATTTCTGACTTGATGTCATAGACATACTGAAGGCTTGTGCCAGTCAGGGCCGCTGCCTCTTTTGCAGTGGCACCTTTGTCCAGGAACTCTTTTACAGTTTGCTTCTTTGTTTGCATTTAAATCACCTCAAAAAGGAATATCGCCATCAAGATCGTCATCCTTGGATTGCTGCGGGGTAACATTCTCTGGAATAAACCGATCAACAGCGAGCGACAGGTAAACCGTTCCGTTCTTGCTCCTCATCTTCCACCCTGACAGCTTGACGACGTGCAGGCCGTTGACGACCTCAATCTTGGTCATGTTCTTCAGATCGATGGCAATCTCACCCCAGTAGTCAGGGGCCTTCGGATGCTTCTTAGACTGGGTTGCCAGTAATCTGCCCGAATCAGGGCGTTGCTCAAAATCACTCACTTGCTTTCTCCTTGGGTCATGGTTGCTTTTGCTTCTTGGAACTTCTCCAAGATGCGCTTGTATTCCTCAGGCATCTTTGCCTTCAGAACATCGATAGTGGTCTGGTTCGACTTCCAATATGAACGCAGACCCTTCTCGTCTTTGGCGATGTGGATGTACTCCAGCATCGAGTTTGCAAACAGTTGAAGGTTTGCAGTTTCTTGTTGGCTTGTCTCCGGAACCTCCTTAGCTACTGGCTTCATATCTTCTTCTTCGGGCAGATCCTCACCAGCGTAGATGTACAGACCCAGGCCGAAGAGAGCCAAGCACTTGGTCATGCAGCGCATGATGGCCGTGTTTAAATTGAAGGAGTCGAGCTTCTCAACCTTTTCGTTGCCGTACTTGTCCTTGAACTTCCTGCCCTCGATGGAGATAGGCTGGTTGCTGCTGTTCATCACAGGCAGGTGGCAGGTACGGACAATGCCTTCAATACGAACAGCGACCACAACCATAGCTGTACCGTTTACATCGACGTAAGGCTTGCCATCGAAGTGCTGCACCTCAAAGTTGGCAGCAGGGTCTGCCTTCAAAGCTTCTGCCCAGGCCCATGCCCATGACAGATAGGTAAGGTTCTGCTTCTTCTCTGTGTGTTCATTCACGTTCAGCTTCAGTAGCCGATGCTCCAAGCGCTCTCCAATCAGCGTACTGGCTGCACCACTGATTGACCCCACAGTAGTTTCCTGTGCAGCGCTTAGGCTCACCGTGTCTTGTTTCGACATATCCTTTTTCCTTTTCTGCAAGTTGTGTTGCTTCTTCCATTGATTTAAATACACGGATCGCCGTCTTGCGACCCTCTCTCTTCACGGCGTACATCGTCTCCGACATCCACCGCTCTTCAGGGCTGCACTCAGTCAGTGCCTCCCCAAGATCATGGTCCACCTTGGAATCGCGGTGGGACTCAAGCCTGCCCTTAACAAACCTGTCTGCCTCATGGGTACTCCACATAGGTATGTCCAGCATATGGATCGGGGCAGCAGGGTATCCCTCCCGATGATCATGGCGGTTAAAGTCCCGGATGAAGGAGCAGATCTTCAGGCCCTTTACACGCTTACCCTTGACCTTCTCCACCAACCATTTGTAAAGATTAAGCTGCTGCTCCCACTCGACCTTCTCGTTCATGACTGCCCAGGCAGAGGTGAACTTGTAGTCAATGATCACCACACCACCGTCAACCTCCTGCTGAATGTCGATGGCACCACTGATCCTGACCCCATCAACCTCAACGAACAGACGCTCCTCAGTGATGTAGCCTGGGGTGACTCCACGCTCCATGACCACATGAAGGGCGGATCCCATCATGGACCACAGCATATCGGACACATCCTCCTCGATCTGATCGTTGTATTGTTCGCGCAAACGACGGATGCGCGGAGAGGACAATAGCTCGGTAACACTGTACTGTGCAGCACCCTTGCTGTAGTATTCGCGTGTTGCCAGAGTCACCAATGGAGCAGGCACTCCGTACTTGTTTGTAACCTTCATCAGGACACCTCATGAACATCGATGGAAAGAATAATAGCACTATCTGGACGCCGGGGCAAGCGATAGCGCAAATTATTTTAGGAGAACCTGCATCCAAGGCCAACTCCCGCAGGGTGGTGCGCTATGGTGGTGTGTCCAGGCTGATCAAAAGCGCCAAGGCGCTGACCTACTCAGATGTCTTTAAGGCGCAGGCAAAGCCCATCTCCCCTCTAATAGAGAGCGATGTATCTGTGACCATGTACATCTACTACGCCAGCCGCAGGCCAGATCTGGATGAGTCCCTCATCTTGGATCTGTTACAGGGTGTGTTGTATGTTAACGACAGGCAGGTAAAAGAGAAGCACATCTACTGGGGCCTGGACAAGGAGAACCCCAGGACAGAGATCGTGGTTGAGGTGATGGAACAAAAAAAAGCCCCTGCCGGTAAGGGCAAGGGCCGTTCCAAGGAGAACTCGAAATGACTATGAAGCAACTGCACCGAGAAGTGCAGGGGTAGTGTAGCTCAAAAAGAGCAGAGTAATCTTCCGGTTGGAATGTGCGGCTTTATGATTTGAGTCCATTTGCCCAAAACATCTTTAAGCGTTTAAACGCGATACACCTGATACCTTGACCCAATTGCTACATTTAAACGTAGCACTTGACAACGACGGAACTCTCTCTTAAAATCGCCCCACGGCGATTTTAAGAGAGACCCGTAAAGATGTTTCGGTGGTACAGCTTGTGCCATTTAAACGCAACATGCATGGGGATTGAGGCACAGGCCCGTAGATTTTGATTCTGCGAATGCCGGTCAGTACAAGAGCGTGAACGCCTGCTCTCTGACTACAGTCCCCAGCCGTGTTGGTTACATATACTGGCTTGCTCGTGCGACTGTTTAACCTGAGATGAGCGCAGGCCAACAACTTTTTTTCTGTAGGGGCTTGACACACCCTGATCTTCTTTGATAGAGTCTTCCCTGTTGCCGTGGAAAGCGACAAGTGAAAGCCGTTACACATGCTCTCGCCCTTGGTCTTAACCGAAGGGTTTCCACCGAGGGCAGTTGTAACGGCTTTTTTGTTGTCTTCCAGCAGCCGGGGCCATCATCCAGCCCTTGAGAATGTTGGTGCGACAGACTCAGATAAGCGTGGCGAACCTTGTGGTGCTTAAGTAGCGAAAGCGAACGGGGCCTGGAGCGAGGGGTAGACACAATCTACCAGCCTAGATAAACGAGAGCATCTGCCTGTGAAGGTATAACCGGATACAAACCCCGGATGTGCTTGCACGCCTGTTTAAATTAAAAGGAATCTTATGAGTGAAGAAGCAGCGGACCGTGAGAAGGTACTTCATGAGATAGGTAAAGCCTACATTGACATGAAGCACAACAGAGCTAGAGGTTACATGGTTGTAGTCGATGATGCTACGCAGAAGATGGCTGTCATCGTCTACAACATGGGCCAGTCAGAGTTTGTACAGACTGCCATCAGGATGGTAGAGGACACCATTGACGACATAGAGGAGCGTTCGAATGACTAAGGATTTAAACGATGCTTTGACTGTTGACTTGTGGACTCAATCTTTTGGTACTGCCCCTGTTAAGCTGTCCCGGCGTGACGGTCCGTCGACTTCCACAGAGGCTGCTCAATCAATTGATTCTGCCAAGCTTGAGTTGATGGTCTACGAAGCAATCAAGAAACATGGACTGAGCGGTTGCATCAGTGATGATGTTCGCTCTATGTATCCTCATCTTCCCTACTCATCTGTCACGGCGAGGTACAAGGCCTTGCTTGACAAGGGATTTATTGAGATCATTGGCACCCGCCCCTGCCGGTCAGGCAGGAAGCAACGTGTAATGAGGGCAGTATGAGAAATTGGAAACAGGAATACAAAACCCAGGCAGAACGTGGTGAACACGAAGACCGAATGGAACGTCAACGCGCTCGACGTGAGATGGACAAGAAGGGTGTAGACCGTAAGGGCAAGGACGTAGCCCACGTTGTAGCTCTTTCAAAAGGCGGAAGCAACAAGCAGGGTGTCCGCCTACAAGCACCGTCAAAGAACCGAAGCTTTAAACGCAAGTCGGACGGTTCAATGAAATGAACCTTGATGTTGACTTCGAGGGCAGATCCTCCAGGGTGGTCTGCCCCTACTGCGCTGACACGCGCAGGAAATCCAACCTAAAAGAAATGACGCTGACCCGGCAGTCAGATGGTGCAGTTCTGTATTACTGCCACCACTGTGATGCAAATGGGTCGGTACAAGCTAAGGAGTTTAAATTGGCAGCAGTCCCAGCACTGATCCCGCCGACAAAGGGATTGGGAGAGAAAGAATACGCATGGCTTCAGGGCAGAGGTATTTCAAAGGAGACAGCAGACAAGATGAAGCTGTTCCCAGAGACGAAGTACTTTAAACGCTTAGAGCGTAACGCCGACGCGATAGGGTTCCCATATTTCCGTAACGGTGTGTTTATGGGAACCAAGTACCGATCGTTTCCTGAGAAGGACTTCACTCAGGATGCAGGTGGCAATCATGATTTCTTTGGGCTTGATCAGGTAGAACTGGGCAAGCCCATTGTCATTGTGGAGGGTGAGATTGATTGTTTAACTGCGATGGAGGCAGGGATAGAGAATGTGGTGAGCGTACCGTCGGGGGCACCAGTGAAGGTGGCAGACGGTAAGGTATCTCCTACAGAGGACAAGAAGTTTGCCTATGTATGGAACGCCAGGGAAGTGCTTGACGCAGCACCTTATGTAATCATTGCAACAGATCAAGATCCACCAGGGCAGGCTCTTGCCGAAGAGCTAGCAAGGAGGATCGGCAAAGAGAAGTGTCGCATCGCCAAGTTTGACAAGAAGGATTTGAACGAAGTATTCAATGACCCTCCTCGGCATGACCCCCCTCGGAGTGGGGCGGAGTCGGTGCAGGCGGTCGTGGACGGGGCCAAGCCGTACCCGATCTCGGGGCTGTCCGACGCCGACACCTATTTTGAGCGTTTAAACGACCTATTCGACAAGGGTACGGGCAAGGGGTTTAGCACCGGGTATGCGTCGGTGGATTCGATTTACACGGTGGCACCAGGGCAGTTGACGGTGGTGACCGGATACCCATCGTCGGGTAAGAGCAACTTCGTCGATCAGATCATGGTCAACCTCGCCTCAAAGGAAGATTGGAAGTTTGCGGTCTGCTCCTTTGAGAATCAGCCCGAGGTCCACATCGCCCGATTGATGGAGATCTACACGAAAAAGAAGTTCTTCGACGGCCAGATGCGGATGAGCAAGGAAATGATGACTGAAGCGTTTAAATGGGTGAAGGATCACTTCCTATTCATCGATTCGAATGGTGAAGAACCCAGCACCCTCGATTCAATCCTGGAGCGGGCCAGGGTGGCAGTTAAACGCATGGGGGTCAGGGGTCTGGTTATAGACCCGTACAATTACATCGATCTAGAACGCAGGGATACAACGGAAACGGAAGCAATCAGCAATATGCTGACCAGGGTGCAAAAGTTCTGCAAGGCGCAAGATGTCCATGTCTGGTTTGTAGCGCACCCATCGAAGATCCAGCGTTCGGGGGTGGAGCAGCCCAGGCCAGACGGTATGAGCATCAGCGGATCGATGGCGTGGTGGGCGAAGACTGACTGCGGGTTGACGGTTCACAGGGGGGAGGGGACCACGGTAGAGATCGCGGTCTGGAAATGCCGGTATAGGTGGGTCGGCACCCAGGGTGAGACTAGCCTTGTGTACAGCAAGGAGTCAGGAAGTTATTACGAAAACCTCGACAAGTTTTAGATTATCTTTTGTGGGATATAAAAAGATAATTGCGTTTAAACGATCATCAGTAGACAAAAAAAGGGGGGCCGAAGCCCCCCTTATTATTTTCGAATCATGTAGATCGCACCAGCCAGATCGGGGAAGGCACCCTGCGGAATGGGCACCCTCTCCTTGGTCATCCTCCAGACCCTCCAGCGTCCCTCATAGGTGATGTATTTAGCTCCTGAGGGTATGTGCCTCTCATGGTCGATCAGTTTGATGGGCAGGGGATAGACTGCCTTGAGGAAGGCAGGATCCCGGCAGGTAACGGCTAGCATACTGAGCAGGACCACCAATAGACCAGGGTGAGGGCGATGGACAGACCTATCAGGAAGGCCAGCAGGAAGCCTAGGGCAGCTTCAGCGCGGTCGGACAGCCTCATGCCTGCCCCCTGATCTGGAAGGTGTCAGATCCGCACTGGGTGACGGTCATACCGTTGTCCAGCATCCATTGAAAGGTTTTTCGCAGCCATTCGTTGTCCACCATATCCAGGCTCGGGTATTCATGAACGAATGAATGGGTGCGGGTGGCGGCAGTGTCGGCGTTGAATCGCTCCCACTCGCCAGTGTTGTGATGTATAAACATTTAAACGCTCCTCATGAATGGTGCAGGTTCTGCATCCGCAGGGTTAAAGGGTGCTGGCGGGGGCAGTTGCCCAGGCTTATCCAGCGGGTTGGGGAAGGGGGGAAAGGGCCATGTTGTTGGCATAGGGTCCTCTACTGGTTTCAAAAAACAGGGCCGGGTGGCCCTGCATCCTCATGCGGCCAGCTTGATCTGACCGAGTGCTACCCTGCCCAGGTCGGCCATATCGTTGACCTGCACCGCCTGGGTATAGACGCCACTGACGTTGTGCTTGATGCCTACGCCGATGGTGGTGATGCCCAGGGCCTCGCCTGCCTGGGCCTGCTGCCGCGCAGCCTGACGGTTGCCATCGCCATCGGTCAGCACAAAGCAGACCTTCCGAGCCTCTGGCCTGCCTCGCAGCAGGTCATGGGCATATCGGATGGCGGCATAGTCGTTGGTGCTGCCACCGTCCCCGATGCGCTCCAGAGTCTTGATCTTGGCCTTGGCGCGGGTATCAAACCCAGCAGCGAGGGACACCATGCTGCCGAATGTGACGATTGCGCTTTTGACACCCGCAGCCTCAAGGGTTTCGACCAGGGCGGCGGCAGCGTTGACGGCGGCAGTAATGACCGAGATATGGTCGAACATCGAGCTACTAACGTCCACCACAATTACCACTGCCGAATCGATCCCGTCAATGTCGCGGCGCAGTTGGAACAGGGCGTCCGACTGACCGAATTTGTGCAGGGCGCGGGGGTTGATAGCGCCCGACTTACGGTTGGGGCTGAGCATTGTTGTCGCGCTATCCTCGAACAGGCGGCGCACTTCATAGCGAAGCTTGGCGGGGACGGTTACCCTGCATTGCAGCCTGTCGTAGTTGTTGATGTGATAGCGATCCTTGGCCAGATCCGCACCTGTAGACCATGTGCCGCTGCTGGCTGCACCCTCAGGGGCCTTGACCGATGGCTCAACCTCGACGGGATCACAGTCCTGGCCTGGGGCAGTCGCAGAGCCGTTTTCCTGGTCTGCTGCACCCTCACCCTGCCCCTGATCGGCGCTCTGAGCGGGTTCTGATGCGTCCTGGGGGCCTTCCTGATCACCCTGTCCAGGCTGACCTTGGTCTTGGCCCTGATCCTGCCCAGGTTGACCTTGGTCGGGCTGACCTTGGTCGGGCTGATCTTGCTGCTCTGGCCGCTGGGGCAGCGCCTGCAACTGTGCATAGATCCACGCGGCCAATTTAAACGTTTCGTCGGTGCTGGTGCAGGTCAGCACCCTGGCGGCGGCAGCGTCGAAGATCGGGGACAGGCCAGCAGGCAGGGGGATCTTGTTGGCAGCATGGCGGCGCAGGTAGATTGCCAGCAGGAAGGGATACTGGCAGGGGTCAGACCAGTCGCTGACCTCGGCCTTAGCCTCAGTGACCATCTGATCGACCAGACCACCGAGCAGGCCAGCAATATTGCCGAGCAGGCCAGCGTCAATTGCTGAGTGTTCGATCCAGGCATCCTCGACTGCATTGTGCAGCGCAGCAAGGTATGGGACCTTGTCATATTTAGGATCAAAGTTGGTGTACTTACGGTGCAGCAACTCATGCACGACAAATCCACAGTACCTCACCAGGGTGGCGCGGGTGATGGTGGCGTCATCATTGACGTTGGACAGATAGATCTCGCCCCGTGCGCTGATGGCAGCGGTGCGGATGCCGCGCTGCCACTCCAGGGTCACCGCAGCCAGATCCAGGGCCGCGCAGGCATGGTGAGTGAAAGCCTCGACACCCTGGCGCAACTCCCATCCTTTGATGGTGGCGCGATTGAAAAGGACATTGTGATTCATGATAAAACCTCAGATCAATTTGTTGATGACAGAGTCGCTGATGCAGGACTCGAAAACACTTTGCAGGGCCACCGCAGATTCGGCAGGCTGAGCGGCGGCGATGGTGGCATCCCATGCAGCGCGGACAGGCAGGACCGCCAGCGCCTCGATAAATGCCATGACGTTGCGGATGCTGGGGGCATCGATGATCTCCCCTGCCTGGACCTTGGCCCGTGCGACACCGATTGCGTCCAGCACATAAGCCGCAAGCTTTTCGGAGCAGCCGGTACGCTTGACCACCGCCTCGATCTCGACTGCGCGGGGCAGGAATGTCATATGCACCACCTGACCGAAACGATTGAGCAGCGGCGCACCCTGGGCGCGGGTGCCAGCATAGCGTCCGGTCTGGTCACCATTGCCAAGAGTATTGTCAGCGGCCAGGATCATGACACCGGGGGCCTTAGACCAGACCTTGCCGCCGAACGTCACCGCAGCGCTCGGTTCCAGAAACCCGTTTAAAGCATTCAGGACGCCGGGGTCAGCGTTAGTGATCTCATCGAGCAGGATCACGCTACCAGGGGTTGAATAAGCCTTGAGGAAGGGTCCGGGTTCGAAAGCGGTCGAACCGTTGTCCAGGCCAGTCGCGCCCAGGAAGTCCTCGACAGTGCTGAATCGTTGAAAGTTGATACGTGTAAACGCACGGCCAGTGCGAGCGGCGAATTGTCGGGCAGTCTCGCTTTTGCCTGCGCCCTTTTCACCGCCCAGCCAAATGTTAGCCAGGGTGCTGCTGGCAGAAGATGCCAGTAGCAGGTGCCGCAGGATCTCCTCAGTCCAGACAAAGCAAGGATCGATGGCGGGGGCATCGGCGCGGTGCCAGTGCGTGAGGTTCATCACCTGGGCCTTTGCATCGGTCACCCGGACACCGAATGCAATCTCCGAGTCAACGATCTGGCAGGCTGACAGGATAGAGGCAGTGTCGGCCACCTGGGTTTCGACACCGGCGGCAACCACCGCCGATTTAAACGCACCGAAGGCAGCATCCACCTGAGCAGCCACGGCGGCATCGATGGCGGTCTGATCGATGGTGACCTTAGGCTGAGCAGCCAGGGCAGTGATCTGATCGGACAGGGTGGTGAGACTGTCATTGAAAGCAACATTGACCCTGCCCTGCCCATCGCGCAATTTGTTCATCTCGCGGCTAAAGTCGGACACCCCATCTGTCACCCTGGAGCTAAGCGCCGACAGCCGAGCGCCAAGGGCATTGGCCTGATCCTCGATATGCTGGCGCAGGGCAGCATCCACAGTATTGAGCATGATGGCGTCCACCGCCTGAGGCGCAGCAGCCGCAGCAGCGCGGCGCAGGTCGGCCAGGGTCAGGCCCCTGTCGAGGGCCAGTTTTGCCAGATCATGGCAGGCCACCGATTTCTTGGTGGGGATCTGGTCATGCGGGTAATACCTGCGCCAAACGTCCGACACCTCAGCGGTGGACAGGGCGGCAATCTCATTGAATGTTGCGATAGTCATGATGGTTTCCTTTTTGATAATGGGGGGGATCAGGCAAGGGTGAAAACGTCACCGCAGACACAGGTGGGCAGACCCTTAGCAGCCCACTTAGCGGTCAATCGAATGGTGTAGCCGCAGCCGCACACTGCCTTGAGCATCCGGGTAGGCTGAGTCTTAGCCTCGGATCTCATGTTCAATTTGGCATGAGGGTATGCACCCAGGCCCGACAGCACTGCCTGATAGCGGGTGTCGAATGAGGCATTCCCTTTAGTGGCTTTCCATGAGGCGGCAAGGGGCATCAGGCCGACAGACACGCAGGCAGCACCGAATCGGGCGCCATGATTCATATGTCCGCAGGCATGGACTAGCTCATGCACCAGCACCTCAAGCACGGCGCGAGGCTGATCCACTGTAGGGGATACAAGAATCTCGACTGTGCGGTCAGCGCTCGCCTTAGCAGACCAGCACTCACCGATAGCGCCTGAGCGCTTAGCATTGGACGGGAAGCCGCAGGAAACCCGCACCTGGGGGACAGACAGACCAGCAGCAGCAAAGGCCGGGGTCAGTGCCACCACTGCGGCCAGCAGCCAGTCCTCACGGGTGCTATGCACCCCAATGGTATCGTCGATCATCAGGTCATCGGTCATGGTGTCATCTAGCATATTAGAGGTCTCCAGGTTGGGCACTAGACACAAGCGCTAGCGCAGGCTTGCATTCTAGTACTAGACATCATGTAAATGCAATAGCCCCACGGATCAGTCGGGTTTAAAGATCTGAGGGTGACTGCCTGGGGCTGTAAATCTAGGGTGAGTCCGTGCTGGAAAGCATATGTAAACAATATGTAAATTCAGAACAGATTTGAGGCGTTTTTTGGGGTCCAAGCTACCTACCCCTTACCCAAGGTCCGATCGCGTCTCCTGGGCCGTTTTCACCATTTTGGTGCATAAGTTATCCACAGGGTTATGCACAGGCACTATCCACAGGCTGACTGTGAGTTTTCATTGGGGAATGCTTAAAAAGTAGGCAAAGGGCCGGGAAAAGGGTTGACCTGACCTATTAAAAGATAGAGAATTTAGGCTGTAAATGCGTACAGTGCTGGACAAACGGACAGGCTGTAGATTCATACAGTATGGAAGGAAACACAGTATGGGCAAGCGGAGCAGCCAGGACTATCAGGCGATGTTGGATCAGGCAGGCGATGAGGCCGAGCAGGCGGTGTCAGACCAGCAATTGCAAGACCTGATCGACCAGCGTTTAAACGCATTAGGCGCTGGCATCAGTGATGTGGGGGAACCAGAGGCAGCGGCGGCAGCAGCAGATGGACCAAGGCTAAGAATCGATGGGCAGGCAGCAGGATCTGAGATCCCAAGGGGCAGACCAATTACACCGTCAATGATTCGCTTTGCCCAGGGCGTCATAGAGGGAAAGAGTAGACGACAGGCATACCGTGATGCTTACCCGAACGCAAAGGGCGCAGATGCAACCATCAGCGCTTGCGCCCACAGGCTAAGCAAAGACCCAAGGGTAAAGCAGATGATCCAGACAGGGTGGGATGAGACCGCCGAGGAACTGGCGGATGACAGGGCGGCGCAGATCAGGTATGTCAACAGGGCGCTTGTTGCGCTGAGCAAAACAGGGAAGCAGGAAGGCACTCGCCTCAGGGCATTGGAACTGCTAGGCAGGGCAGCAGGTATGTACCGTGAGCAGCAGGCAGAGACCGACAAACCACTGACCGCTGAACAACTGAGGCAGGAACTGACAGGGCATTTAAAGCTAGTGTCTATTGCCAAACCCAAGGCAGCGTCAGGGGGAAGCAGCGTTTAAACCAGGGGGATTCTGTACTCAAATCCAGCACAATCAACGACCCACCGGAGGGGGGAGGGGGCATTTTGCGCGTGACGGCCCCGCTCGCGTATACGCTCTAATCCACACAAACGATTCCCTCCTCCACACAAACGATTGCTTCAAATCCAGAAACCCCCCCCCCCCATCAATTCCAAATCGCACACCCCCTGGGGGTATATAAAATTTAAATGCGAACATTGGGTTATACTGTGTTCGTTTAAATGGAAGCTATGATGAGTGAAGATTTGAAAGATTATGCGTATCCGACCATGATGGCAGAGAAGGCTTTGAAGAAGC